AAATGGACTCCGCTCGTAAGCTTGTTGAGTGGTAAGGGCGCGTTGCAACACCACCGGAAAATAATTTGCACCCCTGAATCAGAATGTGCATAATTTTCCCATCCTAGCAGTTCTGCCCCCGTAAGAATTGCACAGGCGGCCCGCTCATAAGGCGGGCTTTTAATTTCCGCGCCAAGCCTAGAACACCGGGGGTTCTCGGCAGTGCTGGCACGACAGTGCGATGCTTAAACAGGCGCGGTCCATCTGATAGGTCGGGCTTACGCCGGATGTGGCAATGTTGCAGGCGGTAGCTTGGGGCTGGCAATCCCTTAATCGAGTCAATTAGCCTTATACGATACGCGCAAGATACAGCGGCGAGTGAACCTAGGCTCGCTCAGCTTCAGTGAGCGCCGAATAGCAGACGTACAGCCTAACGTCGCCGGACGCTGTAACCGGCACAATTTCTGGAGATCAGCTATGGGCGGCGACGCAAGCATTGAAGGCTGGGATTTGTGACTGACGCCGAATACTGGCGCAGGATCGGGCCAATACCAAAGGTGACACATGCTTGATGCAGAAGAAGCGCGGCTGACCGAGTTCGGTACGGTAACGATTCGCCCAGACGGAATTGTCGTTGAAGGATTCAGCGCTGAAAATGGCACATGCCGCGATGTTGCTGCGCTCGCCACTCTATGGGCGATCGGGAGGCTGCAAGAAGAACTGATGAAAACGCTTGAGCGACCGGGTGGCGGCAATATCTGCGTTGGGTAGATTGAGTCGATTCCGAAGATGTGATTTGTGGGGCGCAAGACTGCAAGACAAAACCCCTATTCCGGCCCGCAAGGGTGCTTTTAACTTATAGGTGAAATATGTCTGTAGTCGCAAAAATGCAGTGCCACATGAATGAATCCCGCCCACAGAGTGATCCGGAGCAGCCGCATCTGTCACAAATCCGCTTGGGTGGTGTATGGGAAGGGTCAACCGAAAAGCAGCGGGCAAGTGAGAATGCGATTTTCGGCCATTGGACGCCGAGTGCATCCGTAGATATGAGTATCCGTAACCCGGAAGCGGCGGATTTTTTCAAGCCCGGCAAGAAGTATTACGTGACCTTCACCGAAGCGCCTGATTAATTAATAAGAAGGCGGCGCCGGCCGCTATCAACAATCAAAGCCCGATACGGTTAATCCCGGTCGGGCTATTTCGTTTGGCCGATCGTATCGGCACGGCGGCCATCGCAGCAATGCGCTTGGCCGTTATTTATTTGAGGACGCAATGACGGTTATCGCATGGGATGGCAAGACGCTTGCGGCCGACAAACAGAGCACCAACGAAGGTCATGCGCGCACAGTGACGAAGATCCACCAGGTGCCCGGCGGCATTTTGGGATTGACTGGCGACGCGCCGGCAGCCATGGCTTTGCTTGATTGGTGTGCCGGCGGGCGGGATGCGGACAAGTGGCCGAAAGCCATGCCTAACCTTGTCTGTCATGCCATTTTCATCGACCGCGAGCGCAAGATTCACCTGTATTCCAGTGACGCAGGACCGTATCCGGAAATCCTGGAGGATAAGTTTTACGCTGCCGGCCATGGGCGAGACTTCGCGCTGGCTGCAATGTACTTAGGTAAGGATGCCGCAGATGCCGTGAAGGTTGCCTGCGCCCTGGATAAGTTTTGCGGAATGGGCGTGGATACGCTGGCGCCATAAAAACCGGGATCGCCACAGCGGCGCTCGCGCGCTCCCCGCGGACAAGGATTCTCAACCCGAAAGGAGGTGATCGTGCATCTGATAACGATTTGGCTACTCTTGTTCGGGAGAGCACTGAGAAAGCCTGACCGTCCGAAAGTTTCAAGGAATTGGCCCTACCGATAACCAGGTAAGGCAGTAAGGCGGGTTTGCCCTGCAGCGGAAGCGTTGCGGGGCTTTTTTTATGGTGCAGCGGACACCGGGCATCATACGAAAAGGTAATTAATCATGGCGAAGAAGAAAGAGGTCAACTGGACAGCGCTCGAAATTGACTACCGCGCGGGCGTTAAATCGTTGCGCATACTTGCATCGGAATATGGGATATCAACTGCCCGCATCGGGCAAGTCGCAGAGGACCGAGGCTGGACGCGCGACATATCCGCGAAGATCAAAGCACAGGCGCAAGCCAGACTGGACAGAGCCGCACTGGACAGCGGACTGGACACGGAAAAGAAGATTACCGAAAAACAGGTAATCGACGCCAATGCGCAGATCCAGACCGACATCATCCTGTCGCATCGCACCGATGTAACCCGCACCCGCAAGCTCACGATGATCCTGCTGGAAGAAGCGGAGATCGCCACAGGGAATAACGAGTTGCTGCGCGACTTGGCCAATCTGATGTACTTGCCGGACAAGAATGGCGTGGACAAGCTCAACGAGGCATATCAAAAGGTTATCTCCATGCCTGGCCGCGTGGACGCAGTGAAGAAGTTGGCCGAAACGCTGAAAACCCTGATCGCCCTGGAGCGTCAGGCATTCGGAATGGACGACACCGACCGCGGCGCCGGCGGCCCCGAAGAATTCTTGAAGCGCCTGGCGGCATCCGGCCATGTCGATCTCAGCTGATGAGGTCTATGCCGGGCTCAAGCGCAAGTTCGAGCTGTACGCGGCACATTGCCTGTTCATCCTGGACAAAGGCGGCCAGCGGCTGCCGTTCCTGCTGAATCGAGCGCAAAAGTATGTCGACGCAAAGCTCAACGAGCAGCTAGAAAAGACTGGCAAGGTCCGGGCGCTGATCCTCAAAGGGCGTCAGCAAGGGATTTCGACTTACGTTGGCGGCCGCTATTACTGGCGGACGTCGATGTCGATGGGCTTGTCGGCGTTTATCGTCGCGCATGAGCAGAAGGCGACGGATAACCTGTTCACGATGGTCAAGCGCTATCACGAACATAATCCGTTGGCGCCGTCGACCAGTGCGACGAACGCCAAGGAACTGGTTTTCAACATCCTGGATGGCGGCTACAAGCTGGCCACGGCGGGATCGAAAGATGTCGGGCGCTCGAACACGGCGCAGCTGCTGCACGGCTCGGAATTCGGCTTTTGGGATAACGCCGCCCTGCACCTAGCCGGCCTGGGCAACACGATTGCCGACCGCGATGGCACCGAGATCATTCTGGAGTCGACGGCAAACGGCATCGGCAACAAGTTCCACCAGATGTGGCAGGACGCCGAGGCCGGGATTGGTGAATACATCGCCATTTTCGTTCCGTGGTTCTGGCAGGACGAGTACCGCTCGCCGGTGCCGGCTGACTTTGTGCTGACGTCGGACGAGATCAAGTACAAAGAGGCGTACAAGCTCGATAACGAGCAGATGGTGTGGCGCCGCAACAAGATCATCACCTACGGCCAGGGCTTTGAATGGCTGTTTGATCAGGAATACCCGGCCACCCCTGCCCTAGCGTTCAAATCGGCGACGACGGACCCGCTGATTAACCCGACTACCGTGATGGCGGCCGTGAATAGCGGCTACCGGGAAATGTACGGGCCGCTGGTCATTGGCTGCGACCCGGCCGAATACGGTCCGGACCGAACGACGATTGCTTTCCGGCGCGGCCGCGTGGTGTATCGGATCGAGAAGCACGAAAAGAAGGGGCCGATGGAGGTTGCCGGCATCCTGGCGTCGTATTGGAATGAATTCCAGCCGGACGGCATGCTGATCGACAAAATCGGCATTGGTTCGGGCATCGTGGACCGCTTGAAGGAACTGAACATCCCTTGCATTGGCGTCAATAGCGCCGCCAAGGCCGAGGACAGCGAGACATACGCGAATAAGCGCGCGGAGATGTGGTACCGCATGAAGCACTGGATGGAGGATATGCCCGCCAGGCTGCCCAACAATGCGGAAATGATCGCGGATATCTCGGCGCCGAAGTTCAAGACCAGTAGCAACGGCCGCAAGCTGGTCGAATCGAAGGATGAAATGAAGAAGCGGCAAATCCGCTCGCCTGACTTTGCCGATGCTATCGCGCTGACCTTTGCCGAGAACATTGCGCCCAAACCGGCAGCGCTGGAAGGCCGCGGCGGGATCGCGGCGGAACACCGGCCGGCGACCACGGCTGGATATTAATAGGCCAACACTAATTCACAAGCTCGCTTAGGCGGGCTTTTTTTATGAGCGAAACATCGATGACCAACGCACCAGACGACGATAGCCAGCTGAGTGCAATGGCACATGCCATGCTCACCGCCAAGGCTGAAGCCGCCCGCAAGGACGCCGAGCGCGAATACGCGCAGGCTTCTGCCGAGGTCATGCGCGCCGACGAGGAAGGTGCCGAGCCCGCATTTGCCACCCTGGCCGGGCTGGGCTCGATCTTCCTGAGTGAATTCGCGCAGGCCGAGTCTGATCGCCGCTCGACTGAACTGCGCTGGCTGAAGGATTTGCGCCAGTATCGCGGCCAGTACGACGAAGAAGTCGAAGCGCTGATGGACAAGAATCGGTCTAAGGCATTCGTGCGTAAGACCCGCGTGAAGGTAAAAACGGTCGACTCGCGCGTGTTCGACCTGCTGTTCCCGGCCAATTCCGACCGCAACTGGGCACTGGAAGCAACGCCGGTGCCGACCGTGGCGCCGGAAATCAAGGACAAGCTCAAGCGCGACCTGACTGCCGCCTTGCAGCGCGCGCCGGAAGAAAACGAGATCCAGCAGGCCGTCAAGCATCTGGTCGACACTGCCGCCAAGGGTATGGCCAAGGCGATCGATGACCAGTTGACGGAATCCCGCTACAAGAAGGCCGCGCGCCAGGTGATGCACTCCGGTCACCTGTACGGCACCGGCATCCTGAAAGCGCCGCTGATCGAGCGGAAGATTCGTACCCGCTTTGTCAATGAAGATGGCAAGTGGGTGATGAAAACGGAATCCTACGTGGTGCCGTTTGTCGATTTCGTGCCGATCTGGCGCTTTTTCCCGGATATGTCGGCGACCGAGCTGGAGAATTGCCGCTACGTGTACGAGCGCCATGTGATGAGCAAGTCGGCCGTGCTGGCACTGGCTGAGCGCAAGAGCTTCGACACGCAGAAGTTGCGTGATTACGTGACCTCGCACCCGAACGGTGCCAGAACGCGCAAGCCCTACGACGATGAAATCCGCCAGGTGGGCGACCGCACCACCGCGCACAATGACGACGGCCAGTACGAGATCCTGGAGCGCTGGGGCTGGGTCGATGCGGCGCAGTTGCACCAGTGCGGCGTGACCGTGCCGGAAAACCGCATGCACGAGACGTTTTTCGCCAACGTGTGGCTGCTGCCATCGGGCGAAATCGTCAAGGCCGCGCTGCAGCCGATCAATGGCGTGACCTGGCCGTATCACCTGTATTACTTCGACAAGGACGAAACCAGCATTTTCGGTGAAGGCTTGGCAACGATCATGCGCGACGACCAGACCATGCTCAACGCCGGCACTCGCATGATCCTCGATAACGCTGCCATCACCGCTGGGCCGCAGTTCGAGGTCAACATGGACCTGATGTCGCCCACCGAGAAGGCGGATGCGATGTTCCCGTTCAAAATTTGGGGGCGCAACGGCCGGAATCCGGAATCGCCCGCTGTCCGCGTGCTCAACATCCCCGGCAATCTGGAAGATCTGCTTCCGATCATTTCCATGTTCGAGGCGAACGCCGACGAAGTGACGGCCGTGCCGCGCTTCATGTCGGGCGAGAACGCCACCCAAGGCGCTGCCGGTACCGCATCGGGCTTGTCCATGCTTATGGGCAACACGTCGATCGTCATGAAAGACCTGATCGCCGGCTACGACGAGGGCATTACAGCGCCTTTCATCAACGCGCTGTATCGCTGGAACATGCAGTTCAATCCAGACAACGCGGTCAAGGGCGATTTCAACGTCAAGGCCAGCGGCACCGCGTCGCTGGTGGCGAAGGAAATCCGCGCCCAGCAGCTGGATAACTTTGCCGCGCAGACCAGCAACCCGATGGATGCGCCATTCATCAAGCGCGAAAAGCTCTTGCGCCAGCGCGCCGAAGCGCACGACCTGGTGGATGTGGTGAAGACCGAAGAGGAAGTATTGGCCGAGCAAAGCAACGACTTGGCCAAGAAGCAGCAGGAGCTGGCGCAGCAGCAGCAGGAGCTGACCTTGAAGCTGCAAATGGCCACGCTCGACAAGCTGACGGCCGAGGTGCAGAAGGTGCTGGCCGAGGCGCGACTGAAAACGGCCGATGCCGTGGCCAAGAACGTGGGCTCGGTCTACGCGGCGACACAGGCGGGCGGCGTGGCGGCAACCAATCCCGCCATTGCACCGGCGACCGACGAGATTCTGCGTTCCGCGGGCTTCGAGTCTTCCGGTGCGCCGGTCGGTATGCCCCAGGCACCGCAGGGCACGCTGCCTGAACAAGCTGGCGCGGCGAACGACTTGCCGATGCCGCAGGAGGCCGATCCGCAAGCGCCGGGAGCAGGTCATCCTGCGCCCGTCCCGCCGATGCAAGGACCGGGGCAAGGACTGCGCGCCGGTATTGAGACAACGAGGATTGAGCAATGAAGCCGCCCGAAGTCATCCGCGCCGAGTTGATCGAAACGCTGGCGACTGCACGCGCCTACAAGAGCAGCGATGCCTATGCCGCGATCGTGAAGCTGCTGGACGCGATCGATGAAGTTCACCGCGAGAGCTTGCTGACGGCCAGCATCGACGGCGTAGCACGGATTCAGGGCGCAGCTGCCCAGGTGCGCCAGCTGCGCAATGCGCTGGTCAGCGACAGCATTCACGCATCGCCCGTTTTATAGATCGGATAGGACAGCATGAACACAGTTATCTTGAAAAACGGCCGCAAGGCATATCAAGTAACGCGCATAAGGATATTTGATTCCCCGGTGCAGAGCGTGTTCGGGTCGCCTGTGGCGGCGTGCGCATACACCGACTTGGGCGAGATTCCAATCCCAGCAGGAGCGTTACAGCCGCAATTGGGCGATTACTACCAGCCGTCAGAGCGCGCCGGCGAAATGGGAATGTTCATGACTGCAGGCGAGGTGGCTTTGGACTATGCGGAGCGGGCATTGTCCATGTCAGAGCGGTTTGCAGCCGCTGCCGCTGATTATGCTGCATTCATGGATGAGCAAGCCAAGATCCATGCGGCGGGCTGCGCGTCGCACACCATGGACTTCGGCGATGCGCTCAAGGCTTTGAAAAATGGCAAGCGCATCGCGCGCGCCGGCTGGAACGGCAAAGGCATGTGGCTATGTCTCGGCCAAGGCCATGCTGGGCTGGAAGCCGAGAAGTTTTGGAACCCGCACACCCGCGCCTTCGCTGAACAGAACGGCGGCACCGCGCCGGTCCTGCCCTACATCATCATGAAAACCGCTGCCGGCGAAATTCTCATGGGCTGGCTCGCAAGCCAAACCGACATGCTGGCCGAAGACTGGCAAATCCTGTAACGCCGCCCTACTTTTGAAACCTGGAGAAAAACATGACACATGAATACATCGGTACCAAGATTGTCACGGCTTGGCCGCAGGAGAGCGCCGCCAAGGCTCGTGTTTGCGGAGTGGACTGCCATCCTGGCGCCGGATCCTGCAACGGCTATTGCACCGGTAAAGCCGATCGGCCGCCAGCCCTGCCAGCCCAACCAGGCTATGCCGTGAAATATGCGGACGGCTACACCAGCTGGAGCCCGAAAGACGTTTTCGAGGCTGCATACATCGACATCGGCCATGTATCGCACCTGCCACCGCACCAGCAGCGCCTGATTGGCGAAAGGGCTGAACTGGGCGACAAGCTGGGCAAGCTGCGCGCCTTCATGGCTGGCGAAGCATTCCTCGCCTTGCCGGAACCGGAGCGCTTTCGTATGGCCGAGCAGGCCGTCGTCATGGATCAGTATCACAAGATCCTTGCCGCCCGCATCGCTGCCTTTGTCGGCGACCAGCCCACCACGTAACGATTCTTTGACCCCTGCGCAAGCAGGACAGCCAAAGCCACTCCGCAAGGGTGGCTTTTTTTATAAGCCAACCACCTGGAGGAACACATGGCGAGCACTACCGAAGACGGCAACAAAAAAGCAGCCGAGGATTTTGAATCCGGCTTCAACGAAGAAATCACCAAGCCGGAGCAGACCGAGGACGAGGCTTTTGGCCTGACCCCGGACGAAGCGCCGGGCACTGAATCGACGGAAGGCAGCGCGCCGGCCGTGGCGATCGTCGTCACAGGCGACAAGGATGCGCCGCACGGCGAAATGCCGACCGGCGGCGACGAAACCGCTGCTGCAACGAACGAAGAAGCGCCTGCCGCCACCGAAGCCGAACCTGCCCTGGATATCGAGAAGGAAAAGCAACGCCTGAAGTCGTGGGAAGGCCGCTTGCGCGCCAAGGAAGCTGAGTTGGCCGCGCGCCAGGCTGAAGAAGCCACCGAAACGCCGGCCGCAGAAGCCGCTGAACAGGCTGCCGGCGAAGTGCCTGACGAAGACGACGCCGATATCAAGGCGCTGTCGGAAGACTTCGGCCCGGAATTCGTCACCCTGCTCACTTCCCTGATCGCCAAGATCGCGCGCAAGACCGCCGCGGAAACCGCCAGCGAGCATACCGCGCCGTTCCGCAAGGATATCGACGATGTGATTGCTGAAATGACCAACGAAAAGCAGCGCTTGCACTTCGAGAAGATTTCGGACGCCTTCCCCGACTTCATGGAAATCGCCGAATCGGATGCCTTCAAGGCATGGGGCGATGCCATGGCGCCGGAAGACAAGGCGGAATTCGATCGCATCGTCGCCTCCGGCAGCGCCCGCGAAATCATCGGGCTGCTCAAGCGATACAAGGCTGCCAGCACCACCGATTCGGGCATTGACGAGGACGCGCTGGACAACGCTGAAGGCGTGCGCTCGACCGGCTTGAAGCTGCCCGAGTCCCCATCCAGCAAGGATGACTTCGCCTCGGCGTGGAACGAACACTGATCCTTCATTAACCACTGGTCCCGGCGCAGTCAGCCGGGCGCCCACCGCCAGCGAAATGGCCGAACACCGCAGGACTGAAACCATAGCGCAGATCCGCGCAGCACCGCGTTACGCCACAAGCGCCGCACCGCTTCGCGCTATCTGCATACGACTGGTTCCCGAATTTCATGGTGAGAACGGACAGGCTTTACGCCCCCGATCCCGCGCTGAATCGACTGTTGGCGACTTCATTTTTTATTCGATTTTGCATCCATTTCTTTTAGAGGAAACACTATGTCTGTCTATGGCGATATCTCCCCCCGTACCGCGGCTTATGCTGAAAAAGAACTGCTCAAGCGCGGCCTACCCTACCTGATCCTGGAAAAGTTCGGCCAGTCCAAACCGCTGCCGGGCAATTCCAGCAAGGTCATGAAGTTCCGCCGCTACAACGCGCTGGACGCCACCCCGACCGCGCTGACCGAAGGCGTGACCCCGAGCGCGCAGACCCTGACTGTGACCGACGTAACGGCCACCCTGACCCAGTACGGCAGCCGCATCCAGATCACCGACGTCATCATCGACACCCATGAAGACCCGGTACTGAATGAATCGATCACCCTGCTTGGCGAACAAGCCGCGCAGATGATCGAGAAGATGCGCTTTGGCGTGCTGAAGGCCGGTACCAACGTCCTGTATGGCAACGGCGCCGCACGCACCGATGTCAATACCGCGCTGACCCTGGCCAACCAGCGCAAGGCAACCCGCTCGCTGAAGCGCCAGAACGCCCGCCCCATCACCACCATTGTCAAGTCGACGCCGGCATACGGCACCGAGGCGGTCGCCCCCGGCTTCATCGGCCTGGCCCATCCGGACCTGGAAAGCGACATCCGCAGCCTGGCTGGCTTCGTGCCGGCCGAGAAATACGGTTCGATGACGCCGTTCGAGAACGAAATCGGCAAGGTGGAAGACGTGCGTTACCTGACGTCGACCATCTTTGCGCCGTTCGCCGACGCCGGCGGCGCCAAGGGCACGATGATCTCGACCACCGGCACCAACGCCGACGTCTACCCGGTCCTGTACCTGGGCGCCAATGCTTACGGCATCGTCGCCTTGAAGGGTATGTACGCCTGCACCCCGATGGTCGTCAATCCGAAGCCTTCGGACAGCGATCCGCTGGGCCAGCGCGGCCACTGCGCATGGAAGTCCATGCAAACCGCCGTCATCCTGAACGACGCCTTCATGGCTCGCCTGGAAGTCGCTGCTACCGCCTAATCAGCCGGTAGCAACCACTAAAGGCCCGCTTCACTGCGGGCCTTTTTCATTCCCGCATCTCATATTCAAGGAAACCGCACCATGAACGCTCCCACCAAAAACAAAGATAAATCGGAAACCACCCAAATCACCACCCTGGACGATGGTGCCAATGTGGCGCAAGTCGTTGATGCCTTCACTGGCGAGGCTGTTGTCGGCACCAGCCACGACGCCGCCCTGAGCGGCGAGCGCGTCAGCCTGACCATTTACGAACAAGAAGGCGATGCCGGCCGCGAAGCCGTGTTCGTCGGCATCAACGGCGTCGGCTACCAGATCCCGCGCGGCAAGCCGTTCAACGTGCCGGTCGAGGTCGTGCATGTGCTGGAAAACGCCGTGCAGACCATCTACGAGCCGGTCGAAGGCGGCGAAACGCGCGAGCGCACCCTGAAGCGATTCAACTTCACGGTCCACGGTCCAGCTGCCAAGCAGTAACCAGCCAACAGAGCGCCCTTCGGGGCGCCAGCAGAAACCCGCTTCGGCGGGTTGGAGATCACCAGACCGAGAGCAGATACATGATCACCCTTAGCCCCGCCCTGCAGAGCATCGCCGCCGCCGCCGTCAACAATGCGGAATACTGGTCCTTGGTGATCGGCACATTAGGCGCCAACCGCCGCGTGATCGCTTCAAAGGGCGGCACGCCGTTCCGCGACTGCGCCCTGACAGGCGCCATGACGACCTCTGGCGGCACACTAACCGGAATCGGCGTCGCCTCTGATACGGTGGTGTACGAGGCCGCCGATCTGGCTACGCCCGGCACGCTGCGCGTCACACACGCCACTGATGCCACGCTGTACCTGGAAGGCACGCTCGGCCTGTCCGGGCAGGATTTCAACCTGACGGAAAACCCGACCACCAGCAATGGATTCGGCATCGGCACAATCGCCATTCAAGCGCCGGCGGCATTACCAGATGCAGGCGGCGGCGGGGAAAGTCCGCCGATTGGCACGGCGCTGGCTACGCTTTCTCTCGTCAATACTTCCGGGTCGATCGTTGCTGCAGACTTCATTCCTCCGATGTTTGGGCATCCATTCCGAAAGGGCGATGTGCCGGCGGGAGCTTACCCGCGGTTTGAACTGGCCGACACGACCGAAGTGCCTTACACCATGTTCAATAAGGCGACCTGGAGCGACGGCTCGCTGAAATTTGCCTCGTTCCTGTTGCGCGTGCCGAGCACAGTAGCGGGGAGCGGGTCGCTTGCGGTGACGGTCAAGGCATCAGAATCTGCGCCGGCAACGTCATCCTCGCGCAGCTTGGCTGATCTATCATCCGGCAGCGCCGACTTGAAGGTGGAGGTAGTCGGCCTGGATAACTTGTCCGGCACCTGGACATCCAGCCTGAACCAGGGCGTCACCGACAACGATGACGTGATTACCTTCGGCGATGGCGTAGTGGGTAAGGTCTGGCGCATCCGCCAGCAGTTCATGCAATCCGCCGCTAACCACGGCCAGCTCGAATGTTACTGGTATGTTGCGGCCTTGCAGGATGCGTCGGGCAACTTGTACGGCCTGCGCTACCTCGGTCGTGTGTCGCAGCCCTGGTTTGACGTGGATACGCCCGCGAAGGCATACCGCTCGTTCAGTAGCGTCTTGGTCAAGAATGGCGCATCCACCTTGCGCGACGTGTGGGCAAGCCATGCCTCGCCTAAGCCAATGACGTATTCGGGCGGCATCAACCTCGGCGTCGCCGCGCACGGCTTCCGCACGTATAGCCTGTTCCGGGCGTCCGGCACCACCCTTCCTACGCCGCTCTCGGCCAATACATCGTATCGGGTGAGCTACAACAACACCAACGCCAACGTGTTCGGCGTGATCCCGGTGAATAGCAGCAGTGACGTTTCCCTGAGCGGCACGGCGTCCGGCGATGCGCAAGTGCAGGCGTACCCCTACCTGCCGCACTTCTGTTCGATATTCACAGCCGGCCCGGAAGGCATGTGGGATTACCTGCAAGCAGGCGGCTCGGTGGCAGACGAGGCAACGGTGCGCGTGCAGCACGATGCCGCCTACTGGCAAACGACCGGCGTGGTGCCGACTTATGAGTCGGTGGTGCCGACCGCGCAAGCCAGCTTCGACTACGAACCCAATTACATGGGGCCGTCGCGTTCCGCCATCAACGGCACTGGCGAAGACCCAAGTTTGGGCGTCATGCCGGATTGGCACGTCAAGCACTTGCTGCTGCAAAGCGCCGCGGCCGAGCGCACCTCGCGCGCCAGCGGCCTGTCGGCGGGCAACTGGCCGGGGCAGCTTTACCATTCCACCAACAAGACCTTGAAGCCTGCCAACGGCGGCACCTACACAGGCATGCCAAGCGGCTCTAGCAGCTTCCGCTGGGCACCAGGGATCGCCACGGCTGGGTTCACCGAACCGGCCTCAGGGCCGTACCTGTCGGGGGTGGATGAAGCCGATCACAGCCATAAGCCAGCCTGGGCTTATTACCCGTACCTGATGACGGGTGAGCCGCAATACCTCGACCTAGTGCTGGAATCGGCTAACTACGCCCTGTCGTACGAATACTCCGTGCCATTCACCGCCAACGCGGCCGGCTCCGTCGGGCGTAATTCCACCGTCAACGGCACCACCTACAACGGCTCGACGCTGTTGCACCCGTCGCTGCGCTCTGCCGCGTGGGCAACCCGTGAGCTGGCGTGCGCGGCAGGCATCGTGCCGGACATCGCCCCGCAGTGCGCGGCGTACAAGACCTACTTTACCGACGCGGTGAACACGACTTTTGCTGCCATCACCGATTTCGTCGCTAATGTCGCACCACCCTTCCTGCGCACGGCCGGCTTCATCTGCTTCGAGAATATGCCCTTCACCCAGCCGTGGATGCACGGCTACCAAATGCAGGCCATCGCCCTGGCAGCCAAGATGACGGAAAACGCCAATGCGATGACCTACCTGAATCACTTGGTCAAGTGGCCGGCGTATATCCGCAGCACCTTCGGCACCTACTACGTGCCAGCGTTCGAGGTCATGGTGCGCAGCGGGCAGACCGGTGCCGACCCCTACGTCACCAGCAGCGCTGGCATGTCCTTCTACGGTATTGCCTTGAGCTGGGATAACGCGACCGACACCTTCACGGCAGGTGCCAACAATGCCAACTACACCCCCAACAATGGAGATGTGGTGGCCTTCGACGGCATCGGCTACAACGGATCGGTACCGCCTGGCCTTACCGCCGTGACACAGTATTACATCGTGAATGCCTCGGGCAATAACTTCCAGCTTGCGCTGGCGCCGGGTGGCGCGCCGGTCTCGGTGACGGGAACCGGCTCGGGCACGGGCATGTTCTTCTACCAGAACCCGCCGCCTTCCGGGTCGATCCAGGGCACGCCCAACGCCGATGGCTATGCGGCCAATATCCTGGGCGGGCTGAAACTGGCGAAAGCCGCTGGCGCGACGGTAGATCAAGCGACCATCAACGCGCTGGAATCCCTGTGCGCGTCGGTGAATTTCACCACCCTGCCGAAGTACCGCTTTGCGGATGCCTTTTAGGAGCTAGTCATGGCACTTAAATACCTTGTTGCCAGCGGCGCGAACGGCACCACCAGCTTCGCGTCTATCACCGACTGGTGGACGTCGCTGCCGGCGACCTTCACCGAGCCGGAAGAACTGGCGTGTGATGACTTTGCCCTAGTGGAAACTGGCGGCGTTGCCTTGTCAGGCAAAACCACCAGCGCGGCGAACTACGCTCGTATCTATGCGACTGCCGCGAATCGCCATGACGGCCGACCGCGCGCGGCGAGCGGTAAAGGCCTCCGTGTCAGCGATTCGTCCGGCGGCGGAACGATCCGTGTCGGTGTCAACCACCTGCGCCTGGAGGGGCTGGAGATCGAGCAGACGGGCGGCAACGAGGCGCTACGGCTAAGCTCTGCCTTTGCGGTGGGGTCGGACATTCGCGTGGATGGCTGCATGATCCACGACGTTGCTACTGGGGCGGGCCACACCATCATGGCGATGGGCGCGAACCTGAACCTGAACCTGACAAATAACATCGTGTACGGCTCGCAGCGGTCGATCGACACCCGCGGAGCCAATTCTGTCACTGGAGAGAATAATGTCTTTTGGCGGCACGCCGACCAGCTGGGCGTCGTCTCGGGGTCGGAACTCAGCCTCAAGGATAGCTACTCCGGGCGCGGGGCCGGATCGACGGAATGCTTCTGGTCGGGCGGTGCGCCCACCGGCAACAACAATGCCTCGTCGGATGCCACGGCGACGGCGCGATTCACCAGCAGCCTGGCCAACATCGCCGGCAGCGACGTGTTTGTGTCGGTGACGCCGGGCGCGGAAGACTTCAACCTGAAAGCCGGCGCCAATGCACTGGTGGATGCGGGCGGCGCGGTGACCGTGACCACTGATGCCCTTGGCAACCCGCGATCCTATGGCGGTGGGGTGGATATCGGGGCAATCGAGCGCGATGCCGGCGCCCCGCCCCCCGACGCGCCCACCGGCGTCGCCACGCAAGACGCGCCAGACGGCCAATCCATCCGATTCCATGGAACTACCACTGATGCCACCAGCGGCACATATACGCTGACAGGCTCTAACGGCGGCGTGACTGTCGGGCCGCTGTCATTCGCCGTCAGCGGCGACGCATTCGATTTCACCGTGGCGGGTCTGGTGCCAGGCGATTACACACCGACGCTGACCGTGACCGGCTCCGGCGGAACGGCAGGGGTAACGGGCACCAGCACATTTTCGATCATGGGCGTATCTGGTGCCGGCGAGGTGTCGGAGCCGACTGACACGACAGCACCGACTTTGACGGGTTCCATCACCCCAAGCAGCATAACCACTACCGGCTTTACTATCAGCTGGCCAGCAGGTACGGACAACGTGGCGGTGACGGGGTATGAGTTCAGCACCGACGGCGGCGCAACCTGGTCCGACGCTGGAAATGTGCTCACCAAGGCGATTTCTGGGCTGACGGCTGGCACGGCCTATCAGGTGCGCGTGCGCGCCTATGATGCTGCCGGAAACAGGTCGACACCGGCGCTTTCCGCCACGATCACGACGAGCGCCTCCGGCGATACGACTGCGCCAACGTTGGCCGGATCAATCACGCCAAGTAATATTGCGCAAACATCGTTCACCATCTCTTGGCCAGCGGGCGCGGATAATGTTGGCGTTACAGGGTATGAATACCGACTGAACGCAGGTACTTGGGTCAACGCCGGGAATGTCCAGACAGCCAATGTCACAGGGCTGACTGCCAATACCCTGTATAACGTCGATGTCCGAGCCTATGACGCCGCTGGGAATCGTTCAACACCTGCCATTACTGCCGGCATCACCACGCTGGCGGTAGCACAGAAGTCCGTCACGCTCACGCTGGTCAATGCAGCGGGCGCGGCAAGCGCCAACTTGGCCAATCTGAAATGGGCCTGGTTCGATGCAGCCACCCCCAGCGGGTTCGCTGCACCAACGGACAAGGGGGCGATTGAGACAACGGACGCTTCCGGGGTGGTGACTATCCCGTTGCCGAACACCACGCTGGCATCCGGGCAGATTGGCTGGCTGATTATTACCGATAGCGACGGCAATCCAGCGACGAATCACAAGGCATTCTCCGGCCCGGCACAGGTGAACTAAATGAATCTTTTTCTGCCACAACGCCAAGGCGGAAATGCCGTTTTCGGCGCGCAGCTTTACGCCGCCGCCCAGGCAGACGCCACGCCACCGGTACTGACCGGCGCTATTACTGCCAGCGGCATCTCAACCGCGGGCTTTACAATCTCCTGGCCGGCTGCGACTGACAATGTGGGTGTCACCGGGTATGAATATAGCGTCGACGGTGGCAGTTCATGGAATGACGCTGGCAATGTGCTCACCAAGGCGATCGCAGGCTTATCCGCGAGCACTGCATACGGCGTGCGCGTCCGGGCCTACGACGCAGCGGGTAACAAATCAACGCCAGCCCTCGCGGCGACCATCACGACTGCGGCGATTTCTATTCCGCCAGTCCTGTCAGCTGGAAATTCGGCCAAAGTAAAGGACATCCTGTTTCGCGTTTGCACGCAACTGCAGGACATTTCGCCGCAGTTCAGGTCATGGACCGAGCGCGAGCTGGTGGACTGGCTCAACGATGGCCAAAAGGCGATCGCCAAATATATCCCGTTCGCCTGCTCGCGCGTCGATGCGGTCAAGCTCAATCCCGGCACGCGGCAGTCGATCGATATGATCGATGCCGATAACCTTCTGCCTGGCGACGGCACGACCGCCATCACCGTCTATGGCAATTTCCTGAATGATGTCGTGCGCAACATGGGCACGGATGGCATGACGCCGGGCCGGGTCATTCAAGTGGTATCCCGCGAAATGCTCGATTACAGCAATCCCGACTGGCACACCGCGCCGGCGACTGGACGGGTGGATGAATACACCTTCGATATCCGCACGCCGAAGGTTTTCTATGTCTCGCCGCCGGTTGGCACCACGCCGGTATGGGTGGAAATCTCGTTCATGGCCGATCCGGACGTCATCCCCAACACGGGCACCCCGCAAGCGCCGCTGTACGGCATGGATGGTGACAGCGAGGCGGCAATTACGATTGACGATAAATACATCGATGATCTGGTGAACTATGTGCTAGCGCGCGCCCAATTCAAGGATGCCGACTATGCCATGGCGCCGGGCAGCGCGGCATCGTACATGCAGTTATTCGTTAGCTCGATCAATTCCCAGGTGCAGGCGATCACCGGCAACAATCCGAACTTGAAGACTCTCCCCTTCACCCCGCAACTTCCTGCCGCAGCGAGCTAATCCATGACCGTCAGCATCGATACCTTCTTGCCGCACATCCTGCCGGATGTTGCCGGCTGCCCGCGCTTCACGGCGCTGCAGGCCGTCATCGAGTCCGCGATTGCCTTTTGCGAGGAATCGCACGCCTGGAAAGAAACCCTGCCGCTGATCGCGCTGGTCGATGATCAGCATTCGTACGCGCCGGTCCTGCCGGCTGGTTCGCGCGTGATCCTGGTCACGGAAGTATGGGCGGCGGACAGGGAATTGCACCCGGCGACCATGAGCGAGATCACCGACCTCTATCCGGACTGGCAAACCGCGCAGGGAACGCCGCGCCACTATAACCAGCAGGATTGGCAGCAATTCCGTGTGTATCCCATCCCGAAGGACCAGGTATCGGCCAGCCTGACGGTACGCGCAGCCCTGGCACCGACTCGCGCGGCGACCACGCTTCCCGACTTCATGGCGGATCGGCATTTTCAGGGGATTGTCTCGGGCGCCTTGAAGCGACTCATGCTCAAACCCGGCCAGGCATGGAGCAATCCAACCTTGGCCGCATATTACGAAAACGAGTTCAGGCTGGCGTGCGCCAACGCCAAGACTGCGATTTTCCATGACCGCGTGCAGGGTAGCGCCCGCGTGCGTCCACGCCGGTTCGGATGATGAATTTGCAGTAAGCAGCGCAACTAACCCGCTTCGGTGGGTTTTTATTACCTCAATAAGAAAGCCATGAAAATGAACGACGGATTGTCTGGAAGCGCTGTATTTGGATTCTTCAAGCTGTACGGCGTGAAGGTGGGGCTCGGCATGATTGGCGCCGCGCTGCTGTATTTAGTGCTCCCGCCTGTGACGAAAGACGGGAAGTTTGATCGACATGAGTTCGTCATGCGCCTTGCGGTTGCCGGGTTCTTTTCTGTCATGTTCGGGGATTGGGCGGTGGCCATCCTTGGAAACTGGCAATTCCTGCATGCTGCCGATAACAAGGCACCGATTTACCTGCTAGTTGGCGCGCCGGGGTGGTGGCTATCGCGGGCGGTTGCGCTCTGGTTCCAGAAGCGCAAGGATAAGGATGCTGGCGAGCTGGTGAAAGATGCGAAGGAAGTGCTATGACGCCGCAGCAAAAAGCCTTCCTCGATATGCTGGCCGTGTCGGAGGGGACCAGCACAAGCCCGGCGACCAAGTGCGACGGCTACGATGTGATCGTGACGGGAATCGACAAAAAGCCGGAGATCTTCACTGATTTCAGCAATCACCCGTTCGCCAATGGCCGCAAGTCAAAAACGATCAATCGCAACGGCTTGACCTCGAACGCCTCCGGCCGCTACCAGTTCATGCTGCGCGACTGGGCGCATTACCGCTCACTGCTTGGCTTGCAGAATTTTGGCCCGGACTGCCAGGATAAATGGGCGCTGCAACTGATCAAAGAGCGCCGCGCGCTGATCGACATCGAGACAGGCCATTTCGCCTTGGCTGTCTCGAAATGCCGGAACATTTGGGCATCGCTGCCTGGCGCTGGATACGGCCAGCCAGAGCATGACATTGCCAAGTTGACGCTCGCATTTGTCAAGGCCGGAGGGAAACTGGCATGAATCCGCTTTCCATCAACCCATTGGCCGGCTTGGCTAGCCTGGCCGTCGCCGCGGCGCTCGGATTTGGCTCGGGCTGGACCGTCAACGGCTGGCGGCTGAACGGCGAGATCCAGACCATCAAGGCGGAACACGCAAATGACCGCGCCACCCTGGCAACCGCCGCGATCAGCGACATAACGCAGGCCGCCCATCTAATCAAGGAAGCGGCTGATCGTGCGCAGGTCGATGTTTCTTCTCTTGATGTCCAGTTGACTGCGATACGAAAGGATTTCAAAAATGCGAATGCCAAGCCTTTGCCTGCTGATTGCCGCCCTGATTCTCCAAGGGTGCGCAAGCTCGCAAACTCTGCCGCCGCCGTTGACAAAGCCATCGCTCGATAGCGCCTTGTCGGCGGATTGCAAGCCTGTTGGTCAGCCCGAAAACCCGGATGACTACGATTCCTGGCTGGCCTGGGTAACGGACGTAGTTCTACCGAATTACGGCGACTGCGCGATCCGGCATCGCAAGACCGTTGACGCCTGGCCGAAATAGAAGACCGCCACAAACAAAGCACTCCAGCCACCACGAAGCCCGCCATCCGCGGGCTTTTTTCATTTCAGGGCGCCATGATCTCCATTACCAACTTCGCCGGCATGATGCCGCGGCGGAATGCTGCGCTGCTGCCGGATAACGCTGCGCAGAACGCACAGAACTGCACGCTTTGGCATGGCGACTTGCGCCCGCTGAAAAGCCCGCTGACGGTCATCACACCAACCGCGCTGGGCGGGGCGATCCGGAGCATTTACCGCATCGGCATGTCGCTGCCGGAGACGCAATTCTGGATGGCCTGGACCGCCGATGTCGATGTCGTGCGCGGCATGATCGCCAATGACACCTCCGAGCGCACCTACTTTACCGGCGACGGCGTGCCGAAGGTCACGAACCTGCAGATGGCGACGCAGGGCGGCACCAGCTACCCGGTCAATGCCTATGCGCTGGGCGTGCCGGCGCCGACCGTTGCACCGACCTGCTTGGCCAGCGACACCACCGCGCCGAATGAAACGCGCGCCTACATTTATACCTACGTCACCGCCTGGGGCGAGGAAGGCATGCCCTCCCCTCCAACGCGCGTCGTCGTCAGCAGCACCGCCGCCGTGGCGCTTTCCGGCATGGCCACCGCGCCGACTGGCAATTACAACATCACATCCAAGCGGATTTACCGCAGCCAGCAAACAGCAGGCGGCACGGCGATTTATGAATTTGTCGCCGAGATTGCCGACGCCGGCATAACCTTCAATGACACGCTGACCGGCACCCAGCTGGGCGAAGAACTCACGACGCTCACCTATGCGATGCCGCCGGCCGATCTGGCGGGCCTGGTCGCGCTGCCGAACGGGATCATGGCCGGGTTTTCCGGGTATGACCTGTATTTTTGCGAGCCGTTCTTGCCTTACGCCTGGCCGGAGGCATACCGGCTTACCGCCGACTACCCGATTGTCGGCCTGGGCGTGTTCGGCTCAAGCCTGCTGGTCTGCACCAAAGGATCGCCCTATCTGGTCAGCGGCGTGCATCCGGACAGCATGAGCATGGAGCGCATCGAACTGGATCAGGCATGCGTGGCCAAGCGATCAATCATTTCCATTGGCGGCGGCGTGATGTATGCGTCACCGGATGGCCTGGTGTATGTCGGCGCCGGCGGCTCCCGCGTCGTCACCCAGGAACTCTACACCCGCGAAGAATGGCAGGCACTGAACCCGGCCACGATCGAGGCGTATTTCCATGACGGGAAATACATCGGCATGTTTTCCAGTGGTGGCGGTTTCATCCTGAATTCACTAGAGGATGCCAGTCTGACCTTCTTTGACGAGGCGGTGACGGCCGGCTATGCCGACAAGATCAATGATGCGCTGTACCTCTGTATCGGAGGCGTGATCAAGAAGTTCAATGCGGGCACGGACAAATCCTATACCTGGCGCTCGAAGAAGTTCCAGGTGGCGCAAAGCCCGGCACCAGCCTGCGTGCGCGTGGATGCCGACACCTACCCGGTGACTCTCAAGCTGTATGCCGATGGCGTCCTGAAACACACGGAAACCGTCGCCAATGAGCGTGTTTTCCGTCTCCCCAAGGGCTACCGACCGCGCGAGATCGAGATGGAACTGAGCGGCACGGCGCGCGTGCGCCTGCTGGCGGTCGCCAACAAACCGATGGAGCTGAAAATTGGCTAAGTTACCCGCCATCCCCTCGGTATCGTCGCGCGTACCGACTGAAATCAGCGCCTTGCTGCGCCCGATGCGCGAGATTTTGACGGCCTTCACCACGGGCGACAGCCAAGTAGTCAGCATTGGCAGCCTGCGTCGTGCCGGCATTATCGGCGGCACCGATGGCGATGGCGTTCTGATCCCGCCAGGCGGATTTGATATTCCGCCCGCGCCTACTGGATTGGCCGCTGGCGGCGCCCTGGCAAGCATCATTCTGACCTGGGATAGCATCGGCTATGGCCGGGTATCCCATACGGAAATCTGGCGCGCGCAAACGGATGACTTTAGCCTTGCGCAGTTGGTCGGGCGCAGCGATGGCTTTATCTATGTCGATCCAGTGGGCGGCGCGGCCGTCCGGTATTACTGGATTCGCTACGTTTCCTACTCCAATAATCCGGGTCCATTCAATGCCCAATCCGGGACGATGGGCGAAACCGGGCAAGATCCTGCCTACCTGCTCGACCTGCTGACTGGTCAAATCACGGAAACCCAGTTGTATGCTGACTTGGGCGCGCGCATCAACTTGATCGATGCCGAGGGGACCGGGCTGGTGGACCGAGTAGATGCCTTGGTTGCCACGTATGGCGATACGGCCAGCGCTGCGGAATCCGCTGCCGAGGCGGCGCAATCCGCGGCGGATGCCGTTGCCGCTGAAGCGGCGGCATTAGGCGCAAGCACGGATGCGATTGCAGCGAAGGCTGCGGCATTGCTTGCACAGGGATCAGCCGAAAGTGCGGCATTGGCGTCGGAATCTTCCAGGATTTCCGCCGAGTCGGCCAAGGCTGGCGCCGATACATCAGCCGCAGCGGCAGCCACGTCAGAAACCAATGCCGCCAGCTATGCGACTAGCGCCGAGGCGGCGTCGACGGCGGCAAACAATTCCAAGTTGGCAGCCGAAGCGGCCAAGACTGATTCGGCAACCAGTGCAACAGCGGCAGCAACGTCAGCCACGAGCGCCGCAACTTCGGCAACGAACGCAGCCGCATCAGCAACTGCGTCCGATAGTGCCAAGCTGTCAGCCGAGGCCGCAAAAGCAGATGCCGCCACCAGTGCCAGCGCCTCCGCCACTTCGGCCACCAACGCATCCAGCTACGCAACTGCCGCCGAGTCGGCAGCATCGGCGGCGAACACGTACAAACTGGCAGCAGAATCGGCAAAGGGATCGGCTGAATCTGCTGCCACGGCGGCGGTGACGGCGAAAGATACTGCCGTCACTAAAGCATCGGAAGCCAGCACTTCCGCCGCTGCTGCATCGACCAGTGCCACCACCGCCGCAACCAAAGCGGGCGAAGCGTCGACCTCAGCCACAAATGCGGCCACATCGGAAACGAATGCAGCCGGCAGCGCATCGAGCGCGTCGACCAGCGCCAGCAACGCGGCCGGGTCCGCCACGGCGGCGGGCGGCAGTGCCACGGCTGCTGCAGGATCGGCATCAACCGCCGCTACCCATGCGACCAATGCCGGCAATTCAGCGTCCGCCGCGTCCGCCGCGCAAGTCGCGGCCGAGAGCGCACGCGACACCGCCGCAGGCCACGCTAGCGCCGCCAGCACCAGCGCCAGCACCGCCAACACGCGCGCCAACGATGCGCAGTCTTATGCCAATGCCGCCAGCAGCAGCGCCAATACTGCCAGCACGGCAGCCAGCAATGCCCTGACGTACAGAGACAGCGCGGCCAGCAGCGCCACCACGGCAGAGGGTTACGCCACGGCGGCGGCGACGGATTACACGGCCGTCAATGCCCGGCTCGACAATGCCGGCGGCACCGGCGTCACGGTTGAGCAGAAACTGACGGCGAATGCCGATTCCATTACCGGGCTGAATGCGCAATACACCGTCAAGATCAGCACGGACAACGTGTCCGGCGGCTTTGGGCTGGCCACTACCGGGCCGACCGACGCGCCGACCCTGGATTTCGGCGTGCGCTCCAACAGGTTCTACGTCGCCCCGCCAAGCAACTTCATCCAGGAATCGACGCCATCCGCCACCGCAGTCGGGCAAGTCTGGTACAAGCCATCGACCAAGGAAACCTTCTATTCCACGGCGACGGGCACGGCTGGATGGTCATTGGTCAACCCAACCATCCCGTTTGTGGTGCAGACCACGGATCAGGTCGTTAACGGCGTGACGATCCCCAAGGGCGTCTACATGGATGCCGCGTACATCAAGAACTTAACGGCTTTGGTTGCACGACTTGGCAATGCCTGGATTGACAATGCCATGATCGCCGATCTTTCGGCGGAAAAGATCAATGCCGGCGACATTGCCGCCACCCGAATGAGCGCCAATATCGTCACGGCATTGAGCGGCAAGTTTTCTTCCCTGTCGGCGATTACCGCGAATCTTGGCACCGCGACGATCAGCAGCACGGGATTCCTGAATACCACCGATGCCGTCGCTTATGGCACCGGCGTCGGTATCTGGATGGGCTATTCAGGTGGTGCGTATAAATTCCGCGTGGGTGATCCGAACGGCCAATACATCAAGTGGGATGGAGCCATCCTGAAAATGTCCGGCTCCCTGATGTCCGGCGCATACACCAGTTACGCATGGCCGTCTGCCGGGCAGACAGGCTACTACCTTGGCGCTGAAGGTCTGCTGATTGGCAACTATAACAACGGCAAATACGTCCAGATCGACATCGATGGCAATCTGTACATGCCGCAATTCAGTGTAGTGAATGGTAACGCAACATTTAGTGGCGCCCTGAGCGCGGCAACGGGTACGTTTTCCGGATCGCTTTCTGCTGCCACAGGGACGTTTTCTGGAACGCTTACGGCAAGTGCGATCAACGCCATTAATACCATCAACCTAGCAGGCAATGCCGTTACGCAGATGATTGCGGGGAGTGGGACAAGCAGCATTAGTTTCCCAACGATGACTACTTATGGCGGGTCAGTACAGATTTTAGTGCAATCCTTTTTCACAGTTGGTGCGGGTAGCTCCGGAGGCATCGTCGTGAAACGGGATGGCGTAACCATCACAGGCAATACAAGAACCAATGCCAGCGAAAGTTCTATGGAGTTCGACCTCTCTGTACTGTACGTGGACACGCCCAGCGGGTCGCTTGCAAGCCCTGGTTCGCACACGTACACCGTTACGGTAGTGGGAGGGGTTAGCGTGTATGCCACATTATTTGAGGCGAAACGATGAAAAATTACGTGCTTTATAACGCCGATGGGGTGATTGTCCAGCATGGCACCTGCCCTGACGAGATGATCTTATCTAATTGGGGGGATGGTTTGTATGTCATGGAGGGTTCGGCAAACCACGAGCAGCATTACATCTCGAATGGCGAAATCTGCGCCTATACCGAATCGGAGCTGCTGGCAAAAAATAACCTGCCGCAAGGATGGGCGTGGCAAATGCCGGAGCGGATCGCCGTCGATCTGCGTGCGCTCGACGATGCCAAGGTGCAGGCGTGGCAGCGCATCAAGAAAGCCCGCCTGGCTGCCGAGGCGGCCAATTTTGCCTGTGACGGCGCCTTGTACCAGCCGGACAAGGAACGTATCGGCGGCGCGGTGCAGATGGCCTTGATGGCGCAACTGGCAGGCCAGCCGTTCAGCATCGACTGGACGCTGGCCGACAATTCCGTCAAGACCCTTGATGCGGCTGGCATGATCGCCGTAGGCACAGCCTTGGGCATGAAAGTAAGCGCCGCATTTGACACTGCGCGCGCCCTGCGTGACCAGATTGCCAATGCCGCAACCATTGCCGAAGTCGACGCAATCGGGTGGCCAGCATGAACCGCCTGATTCTGCTGGCGTTCTGGCTCTTGTGTCAGTTCGCCCATCTGGTGGCGTCGGCATGGATGCTGGCCGCCATCCTCGGCGGCAGCCGGCGCGCACTGGATATTGCCCTGGCCTATGACCGGGTTGCAAACGTGGCAACGGGCGGAAACGGGCTCGAAACCATCAGCCGGCGCGCTGCGCGCGGGGCCAGCGCGGGTGTGCGGAAGTGGTGTCTGCTGTGCCGGCTGCTGAACTTTCTCGATAAGGACCACTGCAAGTATTCACCCTGATTTACCTGGCACTTCCATAACCGCCTGCGGGCGGTTTTTTTATGCCCAAACGCTAAAAATATTGCCGGGGTGATCGAGAAATTATGGCTAACATTTTTACGCTCGCGCGCACGCACATGAGGATACCAAATTGAAAAACTTCCAGCTTATCGCCCTGAACATGGACATTACTCCCCTCCTGCTGTCGGTCAAGCGCCGGCCGGATTTGTGGCGAGAAGACACCTACCTACGCGACTACCCGCAGGGACCGTTCGGCCAGGTAGAAACGATCATGCTGCGGTTCCCGGAGAAGCGCGTGTTCGAGTTGGAAGCTGACTTGGAACGCTACAAGGGCAGCGTGGAGCAGCATTTTTGCATCGATTATCCGGCATACAAGATTCTGACGGATGCGCGCCCGCTGGTCATGTGGCTAGCTGCGCGCGTCGGTGCTGAACAAATCGGCCGATGCTTTATCAACAAGGTCGGGCCTGGCGGTCGTATCTTCCCGCATATCGACACGCCGGCGCATACCGCCTTCTATTCGCGCTTCCATATCGTTCTCGAATCCAACGACGATGCACTGTTCCGCGCGGGCGATGAAATGATCAACATGCGCGCCGGTGAAGTCTACTGGTTCGACAACAAGCAGGAGCACGAAGTCAACAACAATGGCACAACGGATCGCATCCACCTGGTCTGCGACATGCGGTGCGCCCAATGATCACCTTCCAGACAGAAAAATGGCGTGATGCGCTGCCGGAAATGGAGCCGATCCTGGTCAAGCACTGGCGCGAAATCGCCCTTGGCCATGACAAGGTGCCGCTGGATATCGCCCGCGACAAGTATCAGGCGCTATGCGATGCCGGCGTGCTGCATATTGTCACGGCGCGTGATAACGGCGTGCTGGTCGGCTACCACGTCGCCATTGTTTCCGGCCACCTGCACTACCTGAGCACGCTTCACGCAATTACCGACGTGTATTTCATCTTGCCGGGCTATCGCCGCGGCTTTACCGGCATCCGCCTGTTCAAGCAGGTCGAGGTTTTCATGCGTGCGCTGGGCGTCAAGAAGTTGATCACCGCAACAAAACTACATCTGGATATGGGCAAGATCCTGATCCGCCTCGGCTACACCCCGACTGAAACGACTTACACAAAGTATATAGGTGCTTAACATGAAATTGCTTCGTGGTGAACGCAAACAGATTGCCGTCATGGACGGCGACATGCGCTATTGCGGCGTCGCCGCTGCCATGATTGGGGCGGCTGTTATCGGCGGCGTTGCGACATCCTCGGCAGCAGATAGCGCAGCAGACTCTGCATCCGCTTCAGCCGCGAATTCTACTAATGCGCAGGAGCGCATAGCGGCTCGCGAACTTGATTTCGCCAAGGAGCAAGATGCTGCGAACCGCATTCGATTCGCCAAAGCCGATGAGTTGACTGAAAAAGTCACGAATAAACAGCTTGCGTCCATGGATCAGAACATGGCGCTGGCGGCGGATTACGACAATTACAACAAGACCACGTTCAGGCCGCTTGAACAAGGCATCATTGACGAGGCCAAGAAATACGATTCGCCGGCAGAGCAAGAGCGCGCTGCAAGCGAAGCCTCGGCATCTGTCAAACAAAACATTGCGCAGGCAACCGAGGCGAACAATCGCAATCTGGCGCGGATGGGTGTGAACCCGAGTTCTGGCCGCTCGCAGGTCACGGCCAGCCAAACCGCCATCACCGGCGCGCTGGGCGAAGCCAGCGCCGAGAATACCGCGCGCCAGAACGTCAAGACCCTGGGCGCAGCCAAGCGCATGGATGCGGCCAGCCTGGGCCGCAACCTGCCAAGCGCACAAGCGACCAGTGCCAGTGTTGGCATCAATGCAGGCAACGCTGCAATCAATGGGACTGCAACGACCAACAACAGCGTCACCAACGGTAATAACTCGGTAGGCGGCCTATACGGAGCAGCCGGAAATCAGTTTAGCAGTGCAGCATCAAACTATTCCAACATTGCTGGCGCGGCTAATGCTGCAGCAGCAAGGAGTGGAGCTGCATGGGGACAGATTGGCGGGATGGCGATGAATTACGCGATGAATAGGCCGCCCGCATCCTTTACGCCGAATTCGGGCGGGGTCGGTGCTGATCCCTATGCTGGCTTTGACGCCGCATCGGCTGGCGGATGGGGAATTGAATAATGATGACGCCCACGTTGGCGGCGCTTGCTGAATAATCAAAAAGGAAAATCATGAACGGTTCCGCATTGTCTGGATTTGTCGGTGGTCTGCAGCAGGGCTACGATTGGGTGCGAGATCAAAATCGTAAGGGCGAAGATGATGACTTCGCAAAAAAAGAGCGTGGTCGCGTCGAGAAAAAATGGGACCGCGAGGATGCCCACCAGGCTGAGATTGATGAGCTGAACAAAACTTTTTTCCCCAGTGAAGCGAAGACGGCGCCGGCACCGGCGATCGGCGTGAAGCCGCCGGACGCAGGGGGCGCTGCCATGACCGAGCTCGTACCGGAGCAAGCAGCGCCGGAAGTCAGATCGCTGAATGCGCCGCCGCAGGCGAAGGCGACACAGGCAAGCGCGACAGTGGCGGGCCCGCAATCTCCGGCACCTGCCATACCCGCGCAAGGTCAAGCCGTTGCGGTGCCGGTTGTTGCCACCCAGGAAAGCCGCCCTGTTGCCCTGACTGGCGGCATGCGCCCGCCAGCAGCGCAGGATCAACCCGGCCAGGCCCAGCCGCAAGGCATGCCGATCCAGCCGAACCAGATGACCAGCATGAATAATTCGCTGGAATACATGATCCAGCGCGCGGCGATCAATCTCAAACATGGTGTCGATGACGGCAAGACGCTGATGTCGCTGTACAAATTCCGGGATACGAGCCAAAAGGAAGGACTGGACGACGCAATCCGCCTGTTGAACATGGGCGACAATGAAGGCGCCATGCGCAAGTACAACAGCACCGGACAGTCCACCGGCTGGACTGTGAAATCATCGGTCGACGGCGTATTCAAGTATGGTGGCGCCGACATTCCAACGAAGCTGGTCACGGTGCAGGATGCCAATGGCACGGTACGCACGATCAATACCGCGCAGGCGATGGTGCAGAATCAGACGATCGACAAGCTAATTACCCAGGCGCAGAAAGGCGTGGAGCAAGACGATAAGCGCGCCGACAATGAAGCCAATCGCCGCATCCAGCAGCAGAATGCCGATACGCAGGAGAACTATCGGCGTGACGTGGCTGCGGCCAAGACTGCCGCAAGCCAGCCGCAAGCCGCCCCAGTATGGGATGACAAGGCCGACACCTTCCTCAAGCAACGCTATACCGTCACCGATCCCGTATCGGGCGCCGTGACGGTGGATGGCGATGGCCTGCAGTTCGGCAAGGCCGTTGCCTTGTCGCGCGCCCGCACCAATGGCGGCGATGCCACCAGCGGATTGGGCTATGCCTTCGACGTTGATAACCGATTGAAGCAGAGCGCCGGCGACGACCCGGCTAAATTGCGCCAACTGCGCAATGACTATCTGCGCAGCATTGCGCCACCACGCACGGCACCAGCCGCAGCGGCAAGTCAAAGCCCGGAATTTTCCAGGGTGCAGGCGGCGTATGACGCTGGCCAAGCCGGCCGCAATGCAGACCAAAGAGCCATTCTTGAGCGGGAATTAGCTGCTGAAACGAATCCAGATAACCGGGCCGCGCTTGAGCGTGAGATTGCCAGGCTCCCGGCAGCAGCGCCCGTCACGGCACGGGAAAAACTTGCGCCGGCAGGCGGCATACCAAAATCGCCCGCCGCACCCGCCGCAACAAATGGCCGATCAACAGCCGAACGCGATCAGCGCATCGCTGAAATGAACAGGTTGAGCGGGAATTCCATGGAGGCGCGCAGGAGCGCCATCGCGATGCGTGAAACCGACGCCAAAGAGAACTTTGACAGCCAATTGGCCCAACTCAGGCCCAACATGCCGCGCGCCGAAAAATTCAAACTCATGGAGTGGTTCGATGCCCATGAGGATTCATTGAGCAACGAGCAGCGCAAGAGATTGCGCGAAGCCAAGGCAAAAGTCGGCTAATCACCCTGCCAGACCATTGCTGCGCCAAGACTGAACGCCACCATCAAAACACCAAGGATTCCACCGCCATGGCAACAAAGAAGCCCCAGCCGCAATACCTGCAAAACGAAGAAGCGCAGCCGAATTGGGATGCGGGCGAAGATTTCCTAAAAAATCTTGAAGCCAATGGCAATCAGGACAAGCCGCAGGAAGGCGCGGGCATCTTGCGCACTGCGGGCGACATGGCCATCAAGGGCGCGCAGGGCGTGGTCGGGCTGGGCCAGTCAGCAGTGGGCCTGGGAAGCCTGGCGACGGGGGGGCTGGTTGGCGAAGGCATGCGCGCTATTGGCTATGATCCCAAGCGCACGAACGACATGCTGGGCGAATATCTCAGCGATGCGCAAAAGGCTTCCGATGCTGCAGTACAAAAGGAAGATACGTTCCTCGGCGCGGTCGGCGCTGCCGTAGCCAATCCGCGCGCCATAGTCGGCAGCGTCGTGCAATCCCTGCCGGCCATGATCGCCGGCATGGGCGCGGCCGGCGCGGCAGCACGCGCGATTGGTGCCAGGGCGGCGGCGGCTTATGGTGGCATGGGCACGGAAGCCGGCGCAGTGGCGGCCAAGGCAGCGATCGAGCAAGCCAGCGGCAAACTGCTGGCGACCAGTGCAGGTATCGAGGGCGCGCAGACAGCCGGGCAGATTGCCGATGATGCGCAGGCAGCCGGACGCGCCTATAGCGATTATGCGCCGGCGGCGCTGGCGGCCGGCGCCGGCACGGCTGCAATCGGCTTCGGGGCGGGCAAGCTGGTGGGCGACGCCGCAACGGATATCGCCACCGGCGCGCATACGCTCAAGGGCAGCAAACTTGCCAAAATCGGCAAGGAGTTTCTGAGCGAGGGCGCGCTGGAGGAAATGCCGCAGTCGGCGCAGGAACAATACTTTACCAATATCGCCAATGGCGAAGCGGACCCGATGAAGGGCGTGGCCAATGCTGCCGGCATGGGCTTGGTCACTGGCGGCGTCATGGGCGCTGGCATGGGCGCGCTGCATGGGCACCCGCAACCGGAATCGCAGCCGGTGCCGCTGGCCGATACTGGCCCCCTCTCCCGCGCCGCCAATGCCGTCGCTGCCGCACAGGCAGCCGCGCAAGCCGCGCGCACTGGCCCCATCGATTACCAGCGCTATGACCCGCCCATGCTGCAGCCGCAGCAGCAATCACAGGAACTGGCATTACAAACGCCGGCCGAGAATGGCATTGATTTCGAGCCGCAGCCGGACGCCCGCGGCGCGCTGGCCCGCCAGCCGATCCCGGAACTACGCGAAGCCACGATTACCACGGAAGCGCCGGCCGGCTATGACAATGGCGTCGATTTCCTGTCGTCCAACAGCGAAGAACCGGCACTGCCGCGCGACGCCGCCAGCGTCGAGGCGCAGACCTTCAAGAGCAAGGGCTTGGCGAAAATCGCCATGAACCAGAGCAAAACGACCGAATCGCATGAAGTCGTGCCGGCCGATGACGGCAATGGTTTCGTCGTGCGGCCGAAATTCGCCGCCGCGCCGGACCAGGGCATTGCTGGCGCCGGTACCAAGATCCTGCGCGATGGCTTGGCCGCCATTTCGACGCTGTACCAGGAAGGTGCGGCCGACAAACAGCACGCCGACGAGGCGCAAGCCATCCTGGCAGGGCTGGATGACAATTCGATCAGCGTCAACGAGGCGCAAGCGCGTTTCGATGCCATTTACGACGAGATCAATACGCCGGCGGCAGTGCCGGGCGAAGACGACTTGCTCACGGCAACACCAGACGAAACGCCGGCACTAACCGAGGCGACGCCAGACGCGCCCAGCGTTGACGAAATAGATCTCGAAGAGACGCGCATCGGCCTGGAGGTTGACCAGGCGGATCTGGAGGCGCTGGGCGAAGCACTTGCCAACGACATGGACCCGGCCACCGGCAAGAAAATCGCTTCGCAAGGCATCCGCGACCAGTACCAAAGCGAGTATGAAAACCTGCAAGCCTCCGTTGCCGCCGCAACCGAGTACCTGCGCCAGAAGAATGCGTTGATTGCACCGCCACCGGCCCCGCGTGCGGATGCCGCGCCTGCCACGATCGACCCGATTGCCGAGGCTGCCAACGAAGCCGCCACCTCCCCGCTGAATGATCTCCCCGAGCCGACGCAGGCACAGAAGGAGGCCGGCAACTACAAGAAGGCCCATGTGCGCGTGCATGGCCTGGATATCACCATTGAAAACCCGGTCGGCTCCTTCCGCCGCGGTGTCGACAAGGACGGCACGCCGTGGGAAACCGAGATGCAGCACCACTATGGCTACATCAAGGGCACGGTGGGGATGGACAAGGACCATATCGATGTTTTCATTGGCCCGAACCATGAAAGCAACAAGGTTTTTATCGTCGACCAGATCGACCCGAGCACCGGCAAGCCGGATGAACACAAGGTCATGCTCGGTTTTGACAGCATGGAGCAGGCGCGCGCCGCCTACCAGGCAAATTACGCCGATGACTGGACCGGCGGCAAGGCCATCACTGAAACCACCGTGCAGGGCTTCAAGGATTGGCTGGAGAACGGCAATACCAAGAAGCCGTTTGCCCAGCAGGCCAAGAAATACCCGCCAGCAGCACAAGTAGAACCTCAGGAGATTACCACCAATGCTACCCAACCTGAACAAGTGGCTGAAAAAGCGCAAGAAGCGGCAGGAACGCAAGCTGCGCAGGAAGATGCGCCGGTAGCAGCCGTACCGGCAGCCGAACCAGTCCTGTCCAAGCAAGACTTGAACAAGTTGACAGTCAAGGACATGACGGATGCCCAGTTGCTGCAGGCCCGCGACGTGTTCGACGGCGGCCCGCGCGCGCCGAAGATCGAGAAGGAAATCAAGAAGCGCGGGCTGGATGCCGCCCCTGAGGCCGCGCCAGCAGCACCGGCACAAGAAGGGAACGCGAATAATCCTGGCACTGGCAATGCCAAAGCCGCGCCGGGGGAAAAGCCAACCATCGAAACGGCGATGCAAGAAGGTAGCGAATTGCGCGCCGTGATGGAAAAGGATACCTATGCCTTGCCGCTGATTATTCGGCACCCGCTTGAGGCTGACGCGCAAGGCGTCATCATTGGCGCAAAAACCAGTACCGATCGCGTCGTAGAAGAAGGCGGCGATGAATACAAGGAGCTATATGACGGCTTCAACAATACCCGCGATTATTTGCGCAATACATTTGGCGACACGGTAACGCTGTACCGCGCCGACGCCACCCAGGATGAGAAGCGGGTAGAGAACAAGCCGACCCTGTATTTCGGAACCAAGAAGGTTGCATCCAACTTTGAGAGCAAGGGCCGTAAGGTCAAGGCTTACGATATAAAAGTGGATGACATCATTGCGGCGCCGCTGTTCCACAATGGCTATTTTGATTTTGTGGTGCGCAATCCTGAGTATGTCGAAAAAGGCCAGGATAAAGGCCCGCAGCGCGCCACCACAATGGACGAAGCCAAGGCCGCCGTGCGCGCCTACTTCGATTGGTACTTGCGCGAAAGCCCCAACGCCAAGGAGCCGATGCCTGGCATCCATGGCGGGAATGCCTTCACGATGGACGCCGGCGGCGCACCCTTCACCAAGGCTGGGGAAATCCTGGTCAATGGTCCGACTGGCGATTTGAAGTTCAAGTATGCCGATTTGTGGAAGGAGGCCAAGGAGGCCGCCAAGCCGGCGCCCCGTGGCGTACTGGTCAAGCCGGCCGAGAGCAAAGGTGAGACTTTGCAGGAACCGGCACCGGCGAAGAAGAAGCCGACCGCCAAGCAAAAGCAAGCCGCCGCAGAAGAAGCCATGCGCAAGATGCTGGGCGCTGAAGTTGGTGACACGATCACCATGACTTTCAAAGGCAGTTTCGGCTACCTGACCAGCGGCAAGCCTATGGTCATTGAAAGCATTAATAGCGACAAGAGCATTTATTTCCGTGATCCAGTCAACGGTTCTGGCACGTTTGAATCGCTGTCGTCGATGCAGGCCGCAGCCAGGAATTCATTCGTCAAATTGACTTGGGAAGTTCAGCCAAAGGCCGAGTCGAAGCTGGCACCGGCTGAATCAGCGCCGGCACCAACAGCCGCGCCCGTCGACACCCGTCCCACCCTGGCCGACGAAGCCGCCAAGGCTAAGGCGCAAGCCGACCTGATGGACGGCCTTGCCGATCTGGCCAATATCTTCGGCAAGAATGCCAAGCTCAACATCACCCCCGAGCAAGAGCAAAAGCTCTTGCCGGTCTTGACCAAAGTGATGGATGCCGCCTTCCGACTGGGCTATTATCAATTTAAGGATGCCGCGCGCTTCGTGCTGACCACGATCCGCGAGAAAATCGGCGCCGACGTGGCCGAGCAAATCACCCTGGACCATGTACAGGGTGCCTATATCGGCATGGCCGGCAAGTACAAGGACCAAGGCGCGTCGACCAAGAAGGAGGTCATTGGCGTGGAAAGCCTGGTCGAATTGGCCGATGTTGCTGAAAATCAAGATGACAATTCCGCCGAACCGTATAAACTGGAAGAAACAACCCCGCAAGAGGAAGCCGATAATGATTCCACCGCTTCAACCGATTCGCCTCCGGTCGATTTCGACTTGGTTGCGGAACAACGCCCCGAAGGCAGCGCTGCACCCGTCCGAGGAGCTAAACCGCCGCGCGCTCGATCTGGACGAGCAAATGATCGAAGCGTTCGAGGACCGCGAGGACGCGCTGAAAAATCAAATGATGGCCAACTCGACTTGGGGGACGGAGCAGGGAATAACCCAGTTTCCGCTGGACAGAATGACGCTGTGGCAGGAAGTGTGCAGCGAGTTTCTGCCGACTTCCGCCCTGCAATCGGAGGACTGACGCGCGAAGGTTCCTGGTTCGATACGGCTGGACGCAATATCGACCTGATTGAATTGGCGATCACCATTGAAAAAGAAGGTCGCGCCGCCACCCCGGAAGAACAAGCCAAGCTGTCGAAATACGTAGGTTTTGGCGCCTCCGCCATCCGTAACCCGCTATTTCCTATCCCGCCGTCTTACGCCAAGCAGCAAGACCCGAACCGCCTGATCTGGCCGCAGTATGTCGAACCGCGCTGGAAGCCATTGGCCGAACGGCTGGATGCCTTGCCGCGCGAGTGGCAGAAATCCATCCTGCAATCGTCCCAGTACGCCCATTACACCAGTGAAGGCATGATCCGCTCGATTTGGTCGGCCATGCAGCGCCTTGGCTTCACCGGCGGCAAGATCATGGAACCGGGCATGGGGATTGGCTCGTTCTCGATGCTGATGCCGGACGCTGTGCGACTGGGCTCGACCTATACCGGGATTGAGTTCGATGGCCCGACCGCCTTGATTGCTAAGTTGCTCTCCCCGGACCAGAACATGATCCATGGCGACTTCATCAAGCGCAAATTGCCGCGCGATTTCTTTGATGCTGCCATCGGCAACCCGCCGTTCTCGCAAACCAAAGTCTTGGCGGACCCGGATTACGAAAAGCATGGCTTCATGCTGCATGATTTCTTCTTTGCTAAATCCATCGATCGCGTGCGCCCTGGCGGCCTGCTGGCCTTTGTGACCAGCAAGGGAACGATGGACAAGCAAGCCGACAAGGCCCGCAAGTACCTGGCCGAGCGCGCCGACCTGATCGGCGCCATCCGCCTGCCATCGACCGCCTTTGAAGATAATGCCGGTACCAGCGTGGTTACGGATGTGATTTTCTTGCGCAAGCGCGCACCGGGCGCCGCGCCGGCGGGCGCAGCCTGGCAGAACGTGGCGGCCGTGGAAACCAAGGATGGCCCGGCCGTCATCAATGAGTATTTCGCCGCGCACCCCGAGATGGTGCTGGGCCAAAACCGGATTTCCGGCAACGTCGATGACGAGGGCCGCCGCATCAATAGCAACGGCATGGGCGGCGAGAAATATACCGTTGTGTCGTATGACAAGACGCCGGCCGAGCTGGAAGCCAAATTCGCCGCGGCGATCGAGCGCTTGCCGGAAAACGTCTATTCCGTCATGAATATGAGCCCTGAGGCCATCAAGGCGGAAACCGCCAAGGTGGACTTTGACCCGCGTATCAAGCGCGATGGCGTGGTCTATGTGGGCGACGATGGCACGCTGATGCGCGTCGAGCATGGCGTCGGCAAGCCGCTGGGCGACTCCGTGAAATTCACGGAAAAAGACCACCAGTGGATGAAAAGCTATGTCGGCTTGCGCGACCTGGTGCAAGCCGCACGCGCGACGCAGGCGCAGGACGGCGATTGGGAAAAGCCGCTCAAGGCACTCAACAAGGCTTACGACAAGTTCCGCAAGGAGCATGGTCCGATCAATGCCTTCCGCACGCAGGTCCGCAAATCCACCGATGAAGATGGCAACCCGGTGGAAACTGAAATTCGCATCTTCACCAACCGGCGCCGCTTCCGCGAGGATTACGACGCTGCCATCGTGACCCAACTGGAAACCATCAACGAAGCCGGCGAAGTCGTCAAGGCGCCGTTCCTGTTGGGCCGCACCATCGGCAAGCCCGTTACTCGCACCATCCAAAGCATTGGCGACGCCCTGGCTGTGTCGCTGGACGCACTGGGCAAGCTCAATCTTGCCGATGTGGCCAAGCGCATCAACCTGTCGGAAGAAGAAGCGATCGCCGCACTGGGCGACCAGGTATATAAAACTCCATCCGGGCAATGGCAATTGTCGGATGAATACCTGTCCGGCGATGTGGTCACGAAGCTGGAAGAAGCCGAGGAAGCCGCGCGCCTGGACCCGAGCTTGAAGCGCAACGTCGAAGCCCTGAAGAAGGCCCAGCCGGAAAAGCTGGGGCCGTCGCAGATTTCCGTCAAGCTGGGCGCTTCCTGGATTCCGGCCGAGCATGTCAACGCCTTTGCCAAGGAAATCGAAGCAGGCGCCGTGACGTTCGACTCGAAAACGGAGACTTGGCAAGTAGCTGGCGGCAATGAGCGTTCCGGCCGCCGCGCTGGCGCCGAATACGGCACTGCCGCCCGCTCTCCTTCGGAATTGCTGGAGGCGGCCTTGAATAGCCGCAGTGTCAAGGTCACGACTAAAGACGCCGACAAGAAAACGGTCGTGGATACCGAAGCCACCACCGCCGCCAATGAAGCCTTAAAGAAGATCAAGGATAAGTTCAAGGGCTGGGTATGGACCGATTCGAGCCGCGCCGCCGAACTGGTGGAAAGCTACAACAAGCGTTACAACAATATCGCACCGCGCCTGTTTGATGGCTCGCACCTGACACTGCCTGGCGTGTCGCTGCGCTTCAAGCTCCACCCGCACCAGTTGCGCGCGATCTGGCGCGTCATCCAGACAGGCAACACTTATCTGGCGCATGCTGTCGGCGCCGGCAAGACGATTGAAATGATCGCCGCCGGCATGGAGCAAAAGCGCTTGGGACTGATCAAAAAGCCCATGTACGTGGTGCCGAACCACATGCTGGAGCAATTTTCCAACGAGTTCATGGAGCTCTACCCGCTGGCCAATATCATGGTGGCGGACGATGAAAACTTTTCGCCGGAGCGCCGCCGCGCCTTTATCGCCTCGGCTACGCTGAACAACCCGGACGCCATCATCATCACGCACGATGCCTTCCAGCGTATCGGCGTCAAGGAAGAATCGATCGCGCCGATCCGCGACGAGATCCTGTCCGACCTGGAGATTGAGCTGGAAAGCATGGCCAAGGACTCGGGTGCCCGCGTGCGCCGGGGCCAGTTGGAGCAGCAAATCGAGGCCGTGACACAGCGTTTCGACCGCATCATCGCGGCCGGCGGCAAGGATTCCACCATCAAGTTTGAGGATATCGGGGCCGACTTCATCTTTGCCGATGAGGCGCATGTATACCGCAAGCTGGACTTCCATACCGCCCAGCAGATCAAGGGCATCGACCCGAACGGCTCCAAGCGGGCGCTCGATATGTACGTCAAGACCCGCTACCTGGAAAAGCAGCGGCCGGGCCGCTCGATGGGCTTTGCCTCGGGTACGCCCGTCACCAATACCATGGGCGAGTTGTACACCATCATGCGTTTCTTTGCCGCTGACGAGCTCGACCGCGCCGGTATTTCCAGCTTTGATGCCTGGGCGCGCATGTTTGGCGAAGTCGTGCCGGCACTGGAGCCAAACGCCGCCGGCAAGTACGAGATTGTCGAGCGCTTCGCCCGCTTCGATAACGTGCCGGAATTGATGAGCCGCGTGCGGCAATTCATGGATGTGCTGACCTCGGAACACTTGGGCGCACTGGTCAAGCGCCCGGATCTGAAGGGCGGTAAGCCGAGCCTGAATATCGTGGCGCCGACTGCCGCGCTGGACGCCTACATGAAGGGCGAACTGGCACGCCGCATCGAGGCTTCCAAAAAGTGGAAGCCGAGTAAGGATGAACCGAGCAACCCGGACCCGATTGTGGCCATCATCACCGATGGGCGCTTTGCCGCGATCGATCCGCGCTTCTTTGGCGGTGACTTGGAAGAAGGCGACACGTCTATCATCCATGAAATGGCCGACAAGGTAGCGGCGGAATACCACGCCACGGCCGATAACGTCTATCTCGACAAGCAGCAGAAGCCGGAACCGATCAAGGGCGGCACTCAGATCGTATTCTATAACCTCGGCTTTGGCGCTGCCTCGCAAGCCAACCGGGGATTCAATGCCCGCGCCGCCTTCACCAAGCGATTAACCGATGGCGGCGTCAAGCGCAGCGAAATCGCCTGGTTTGACGATGCCAACACCGACGCCAAGAAGGAAGCAATCTTCAAGGCCATGCGCGCCGGCCAGATCCGCGTCTTGATTGGTTCGGCCAAGAAGATGGGCACCGGCGTCAACGTGCAAAAGCGCCTGACCAAGCTGCATTACCAAGATCCGCCCTGGTTCCCGGCCGATGTGGAGCAGCCGCACGGCCGCATCATCCGACAGGGCAACCAAAATGGCGAAGTGGGAATCGACTGGTACACCACCAAGGGCACCTATCAATCAACCATGTGGCAGATGGTGGCGCGCAAGCAGCGCTTTATCGACCAGGCTTTCACCGGCGATAAGAACATGCGCTCGATGGATGACATGGGCGAAGCCTCGCTATTCGAGCAAGCCGCCGCCGTGGCCTCGGGCGATCCGCGCGCCATCCAGCTGGCCGGCTTGAAACAGGATGTGGAGCGCTTCGAGCGCCTGCAAGCCGCGCACGCCAATGAGCAAATCGCCGTGCGCAGTGCCTTAAAGAGCGCCGAATGGCAAAAACAGGATACCACTTCTAACATTGCCGCCCTGACCAAAGCCTATCAAGCCATCGGCGAAAAGTATTTTGCCTTCACCGCCGGCACGGTCGACGGCCGCGCCTATGACAAGGTGGGCGAGTTTGGCCAAGCCTTGAAAGATGCATTCAACAAGATCGCCAAGGAAGCCAAGGAATTTGCGCCAGCCGGCAATGACCGCGAAATCGGCAAGATTGGCGACAAGATCACCATTCGCATGGTCGGCACCTTGGACAGCAAGGAAAAGCCGACCGGCAAGTTCAAGATTTACCTGTCCGTGGGCGGTATGAACTTGGACAGCCTGGTCTACAGCGATGTGCTGGGCGAGGAAGTGGATGCCGTGGGCCTGGGCCGGCGCGTGGGCAACCAGTTGAATGGCATCGAGCCAGAATTGAACAAGTCCAAGCGCAGCCTGACGCAAGCCGAAACCGATATCGTGCGCCTGACCAAGAAGATGGGCGCGCCGTTCGAGTATCAGCAAGAAATGCTGGACAAGTATGGGGAATTGAAGCGCCTGGAAGAAGAATTGCGGCAAGAAGGCTTGGCCGCTGCCCAGCAAGCCGCCGCGCAGCCGGAAGCGCCCGCCGTTATCAATGCGGACGGTGCCGCGCCAGGCGAAGCGGCGCAGGATGGCGACGTGCTGGCCTATTCCCGCGGCCCCAGCCCCGCCGCCGGCATGACACTGGAAGCCGCGCAAGCCGAAGTGGACCGCCTGAAAGCCGGCTGGGAGAATGCCCCGCGCATTACGGTGGTAGAGTCGGTTTCCAGCTTGCGCACCCTTCTGGCAGACCCGAACATTAAGGCGGATGCGCGCGGCATCTACTTGGACGGCCGTATCTGGATTGTGGCCGAAAACAACGGCTCGCCGCTGGACATGCAGACGACGCTATTCCATGAAGTCCATGGTCACGCTGGCTTGAGCGGGCTGTTTGGTGACGACTTGCGCAACCAGTTAATTGCGCTGTCCATGAAAAACGAGAATATCCGCGCGGCGGCTGCCCAGTGGCGCGCGGCCAATCAGGATATCCGCGATAACCTCGACGATGCAGCCTGGCTGTCGCTCTCGATCGAGGAGGCGCTGGCGGACATGGCAGGCGAAGGCCGTCAGCTCAATGGCTTTGCCAAGTTCATGAACGCGCTCCAGTCAGCCCTGCGTGCGATCGGCTTCACGGAATTTGCCAACTGGCTGGGGAAACGCACCGATGCCGAGGCGCTGGCGATGCTTGCCAATGCCCGCCAATTCATCGAGCGCGGCGACCAGGCGCATGTATTCAGTGCGCAGGAGGCGCAGGAGTATGCCAATCCCGCAGACAAGATCAACAGCGCTGCATTCCGCAAGTGGTTTGGCGACTCTAAGGTGGTGGATGCCGATGGCAAGCCGCTTGTTGTATATCACGGTACGACCAGAGATTTCTCGCAGTTCGACCCGGAACGCGCTGAAACCGACTTCGGCTCATTCTTCACTGATCAAGCTGATCACGCACAGGAGTACAGCCAAGGCAACGGCGGGAACATGATGCCAGTATATTTGAGCATCAAAAATCCGTATGAAGTGACGAGCAGCCAATGGGCGTTAGCAGAAGGGTTATCACCAGAGCAAGCGCGTGATGCCGGGTATGACGGGTACAAAATAACCAGTCTGAATGGTAGCGCAGAGACTACTTGGGTCGCTTTCAGGCCGGAGCAAATTAAATCCGCCATCAGTAACAACGGCGATTTTGATCCTGCCAACCAGGATATCCGCTATTCCACCATCGGCAGCAAGGGTGCAGGCGCACAAATGGCGCTGGATTTTGCCGCCAGCGACAACATCCTGGAAGAACTGTCGCGGCACGATGAACTGTTCCGGCTGCCGAAATCCAACAAGGATACCGTCGCCGGCATCGCTGCCGATAACGATACTGGCATCACCGTGCGGGAATTCTTCAATATTCCCGGCGAGACGCGCTACAACTTCACCACACCGGACGGACAAGTGGCGCGCATGACCGTGCGCAAGTTCAATCCGCGCGCCAATCAACTCTACAGCTTTGATCTGGTCGATGGCGAAATGGTTGGCCAGGTCGATGAGCGCCCCGGCCGCAATGCCGAGGAAGTCGAAGGCAAGGATGACCTGTGGCTGGATGTTTCCGGACTCAAGCCGGGTTCAGGGTACGGCGCCAAAATCTACAACATCGCCGCCACCTACGCGCACAATACCGGCAAGGTATTCATCGGCGACCCGGCCGGTCTGTCGGACGATGCGATGCGGCGCCGGCCGGAGCAAATGCTGTCGTCTGCCCTGAAGTTCGGCACTACCGAGCACTTGGCCCCGCACCCCTGGCAAGTCGCCGGCGATCCGAAGATTGGCGTTCCGCGCCTGGATTGGGTGTATGGTGACCACATCGGCAATATCCAAAAACTCATCAAGTTGAATCAAGCTATCATCGAAAATGCTGGTGGTAATGGAAATATTGCCTATAATGCAGAAAAAGGACAATTTGAAGACGTCGATGGAAACCCTCTCTCCCGAGCAGATATTAGCGAAATGGCAGAGCTTGGCCTGGGCCGAGCGGCAGGCGCTGGTGGCGCAACACTTGCGCGACACGCACTATTCCAATCCCTGCTACAAGGCGAAGGCGGACGCGGACGAGAAGGTGTCGGGCGATCCCATGACGTACTGGAATCTCTTGGCCAGCAGTTGCGCAACCATGATTCCACCCGACTGGATAGCCCACTGCGGCGCATCCTATACTCCCGCGGAAATCTACGCAGCAGAGAAGAAAGCGGCGTAAGCGGCGCGCTAAACGGCTTCAAGAATAGCTCGGTCGGCCAGGCGGTCGATATCCTGCGCGACGCCCGGACGCTGGGCGAGGCCACCACCAGCATCAAGGATATGCTGGCATCGAGCCAGACATTCAGCCTGCTCAACCGCACCGTGGGCACGCAATTCCACAAGGCCACCAAGGACGCCGATTTCAAGCGCGTCTTCACGGCCTACAACCAGCAGACCGACGACACTGCCCACTATGCCATCGAGGCGGAAAAACTCGCCCCCGAAGTGCTGCAGCGCCTGGATGGCTTCGCCGATGTCGGCCGCGCCCTGATCAACAGCGGCGCCAAGTACAAGGCGGACCTGGAGGCGGTTGCCAAGCCGCTGTTTGCCAACATCGAGGGCGAAAGCGGCGTGCAGCAGCAGGTTTTCACGCCGGCCGAGCTGGCGCGCGACTTTGGCTTGAACGACAAGCAGATCGGCATGTACCAGCAGGTGCGCGCTTCGGTCGACGCTTCGCTCGAACGCCTGGCGCAGACCACCATCATGTCGATGGCCGAGGCGGCGCAGATGGATATCTCCCCGCTGAAAAACCTGAGTTTGGCTGAAACCGCCCGGCTGGTGAAGGATGGCACGCATGATGGCGCGATCGGCAAGAACATTGCCGGCATGACCAAGCAAAGCGAGCTCCACGAGCGCATCGATGAGATCGTGGCGCAGACCCACAAGCTGCAGGAGGCTGGCTACATGCCCGCCATGCGCTTCGGGAGCCATGCCGTCACGGTCACCGACCCGAATGCACCGGGCAGCGATCCCCTGCACTTTGAAATGTTCGAGTCGGAAATGGCGCGCAATGTCGCCGCCAAGCGGCTGGCGCAACAGTACCCCGGCATGCAGGTTTCCCGCTCGACCATGAATCAGGACCGTTTCAAGATGTTCAAGGGCGTGAGCCCGGAGACGGTCGAGTTGTTCGCCAAGTTCAGCGGCATGGGCAAGGATGAGGCTTACCGGGATTACATCGCCCTGGCCAAGTCGGGCCGCTCGACCACCAAGCGCATGCTGGGCCGCAAGGGGATTGCCGGGTTTAGCGAGGATGTGACGCGCGTGCTGGCGTCGTTTATCACGTCCAATGCCCGCCAGTCGGCCATGAACGTCAACACCGGCGAGATCAATTCGGCGCTGGCGTCGAAATCGCTGGCACGCAAGGGGGATGTGCAACGCGAGGCGCAATTGCTGCATGAGTACATGAGCAATCCGCAGGAAGAGGCGCAGCGCCTGCGCGGCTTCATGTTCCTGCACTTCATCGGAGGCTCGATCGCCTCGGCCGCGGTCAACCTGACGCAGCCGGTCTTGCAGACCGCACCTTACCTGTCGCAGTATGCCGGCGCCAAGACGGCCGGCATAATGACGGCGGCCGGGCGCATGGCGGCTACCGGCAAGATCACCAATGCCGAGCTGAATCAGGCCATGGCGCGCGCCAGGGCCGATGGCATCGTGGATCCACATGAAATCCACAACCTGATGGCCGATGCCTCGGGCGCCACGCTGGGCAGCAGCTTGCGCATGCGCGCGATCACCAAGGCATGGGGGAGCTTCTTCTCGGTGTCGGAAGCCTTTAACCGCCGCCTGACCTTCCTGGCCGCCTACCAGACCGCCATGAGCATGGGGCCGGAACAATTACGGGCCAAAGGCTTCAAGGATGCCTACGAGTTTTCCCGGCAGGCGATTATCGAGACGCAAGGGCTGTATAGCAAGACCAACCGGCCGAACTGGGCGCGCGGCGCGGTCGGCGCCACATTGTTCACCTTCAAGCAGTTCAGTATCAGCTATATCGAATTCCTGAGCCGCTTGCCGACCAAACAGAAGATGCTGGCGCTGGGCATCCTGGTGCTGGCGGCCGGCTTGCAGGGGTTGCCGTTCGCCGAAGACGTGGAAGACTTGATCGATACCATTGGCCAGTCGATGGGCTATAACACCAATACCAAGCGGGCCTTGCGGCGGGCCGCCGTTGCGGCGCTGGGTGAAGACCTGGGCGAGATCCTGGTGCATGGCCTGTCGTCGCAAAGCAATATCGACTTGCAGGGCCGCCTGGGTATGGGGAATATGCTGCCGGGCACGGCGATGTTCAAAATGTCCGAAAAAGACAAGTCGCGCGCACTGGCTGAGTTGGCCGGACCACTGGGCGGCGTGCTGATGTCCATGCAAGATTCCGTCGCCAAGGTCCAGGCTGGCGAAATCTTGGGCAAGACCGGCGCGCTGGCAACCATGACGCCGGTAGCGGTACGCAACCTGCTGCAAGGGGCGGAGACGGCCACGACCGGCGTCTACACCGATACCCGAGGACGCAAGGTGCAGGACGTCGGCGTGATCGCTTCGGTGGCGAAGATGCTGGGCTTCCAGCCGATCGAGATTGCGCAGGAATCCCGCAAGATGACTGAAATGTATCAAGACAAGGGCATGCTGACGGCGGTATCGTCGGCGATTGCCGGACGCTGGGCGAGCGCGGCGGCGGCCGGGGATAACGAGGGCGTCAAGGCGGCCATGGAAACCCTGCGTGCCTGGAACCTGAACAACCCGGACACCCCGATCCGTATCAATCCTGCTAATATCCGGCGACGAGTGCAGGAAATCCGCGCCACCAGGGCGGAACGTTTCATTAAGTCAACGCCAAAATCAATGCGGGCGCATGCCGTGGAGGAACTTGGATGAATCTTGTGGCAATAGCTCTTGTGGCGCCGGTAGTGATCTTGGCGCTGTTCGAGCCATCCATCATTCCGTGGCTGGCCGGCTTCGTGCTGGCCTACCTGCTGGCGTGGTGGCTGCTGGACAAAACGATCGGGAAAAAGCCGATTACGAGCGGAAATGATGGCAAAAAACCACGTTAAAGGCGGTTTTTTCATGCCATTGGGACATAGAATCTGCGCGACTTCTGCGCGACTTTTGCGCGAACCTCATCAACACTCATAGGCACCCATCAACAAAACTCGCGCAACGGGCGTTCGCAAGTCATTGATTTATAAAGCATACGGCTTAAATGGCAAGGCTACGAACCAAGGGGTCGTGGGTTCGATTCCTGCCAGCCGCACCAGTTTTACCTAGTAATATCAACGGGTTAGCGCCACAATCGCTAACCCGTTTTTCTTTTGCTGCGCGACTTCTGCGCGACTTTATCCATTAACAACTCTTAGGATGGTCGGCGTATCCCTGGTCGCCTGCACCAGATTTGCCATTTCTACCAGTCGCGCAATCGTCGGGGTCGCATAATGGGCCGACATATTTTCCGTCGCGTGCCCCATCAATGTTGCCCGGTCTTCATTTGAAACACCCGCTTCCCGCAGTCGCTGCCCAAACGTGTGCCGCAAGTCATGTACCCGAACGTGCGCGAGTTTTGCGCGCTTCCGGGCCTTCTGCCACGCCGTGTTGTTGATCGTGTCCACGCGGTCCGGGTCGAGATCCTTCTTTTCGTTCCGGTAGGTAAAAACATATTCCTTGTGGATGCCACGGCATTGCTCGATCACACTCATTGCCACATCATTTAAAATGGCAACATGATCCCGCTTGCTCTTGAACTCCCTGGCCGGGATGATGAAGACGCTGCGGTCCAGTTCAGGGATGCGCCTTTCCCACTCCCAGCGCAGACCGCACACGTTTTCATCCCGCAACCCGGTATTCACGGCAAACAGAGCCATGCGCGCCAAGTGCTGCGGCAGCTCGGCAAATAACCGCTTCTGCTCGTCCCATGTCATCGGGCACGGCTGCCGCGGCGATTCGTCCAGCATTTCGATTAGCGGTGCCGACGCCAACCAAGGCTTGCCATCATCATCCCGCCACACCCTGGCAGCGCGGGACAGTACCGATCGGACCACTTCAAGCGTCCGATTGACCGTGATGGCGGATACCTTGTCCTCCTTCAATCGCTTGTCGAAGAACGATTGAAACGATCCGGAGTGGATCGATTCGAGCGGCTTGGTTCCGATGTAGGGCAAGATCAGCGTAATGTGGTAGCTGATCAGGTCCAGCGTTCTTACGCCGCGCCGTTCGCACTCATCAAGGTAGCGCCCAGCAGCATGTCCGAAATTGCGTTGCGCGCCTTGTTTAAGTTCGACATCGATTTTTGCTTGCTCTTCGCGGAGCCAGGCTTCGGCATAGTCTTGGCTGACTTTTCCGAGCCGTTCAAAGATCCTCCTTCCTTTGTATTGCTTGTTGACAATTTTTGCGCCATCGTCTTCGGCGGTGATACCTTTTGTCCGAGTTCGCATAATTCCCTTTCCTTGCGACCTGGACGCCCGTTGCGAACTTTATAATCATCCGCCCATGCGTCCAAGTCAAGTCTGTCGAAGGCGATGCCGCGCTCGCCGATTGGTATTTCCGTCAGGCCCGGCCGCACTTCGCTGTCGAACTTGGACCTGTCCATGCCGAGATAGCCGGGGGCGTCGCGGTAGCGGATGTAGCGGGGAATCATGGCTCGCCCTTATCTGATGTCTCCGGCACGCTCAATATTTCCTTGAAAACAATGTCATGCACTTGATGTACAAGAAGAATAAATGCCGCCGGGAAAATCCATACTGGGAGCGTAATTAATGCCAACGCGACGGCAGCTATCTGGAGCGCTGTTTTCATGCCGCCCTCCCTCCCAAATTGCGGTTGGCAATTTCATCGCGCCGCGCCTGGATGGCAGCCTCGCGCATCTTCCTGATTTCAAATTCCCGCTGGTTAGCGGTCATGCCCAAGCCTTCAAGCGCGATATCGTAGATGCGCTCAATACGATTGGTCGGTATTCTCGATTTAGCACATAGGGTAACGATCTTCTCCAGCGCGACTTTCCATTCGTGGCTCATGCTGCGTTCTCCATCAATTCCTGAATTTCCTGGGCTTGGATGCACGATTCGATTTCCCGCGGCGTCAGCGGCATCATGACCTCGATCACGTCGGCAATTGACTTTCGCGCCGCATCGAGATCGGACTGGCATAGTTCCACGCCTGCTTCCAGCTTCTTTGCTGCATGGCGCATGCCTTCGCTGACCAGCGGCACGCCGCGATGCCGGCAAACGATGTCGAAGGTCTTGCACGATAGGAGCAAGCTGGGCGCCAACGGGTAATACACGCCTTCATGTTGCGCCGGCATATAGACGACTTCATTATTTTGGTTGACCAATGATTCGCCGGTTTCCTCCATATCCTGGAATGCCTTCAGGATTGGCGCGAAACGGGCTTCGAGACGGCCTGCATTGATCTTGCTGTTCATCGGCGCATCATTCGCCGACAGCCACTTGGCCTGCTTCGACTGGCGGATGCGTGCGACCTTTTGATCGAGTGGCACACGCTGCTTATTGCGTTTTTTTGTAGCCATCACTTCACTCCCCATGCTTCCTTAGTCTTTCGATAATTCTCAATACAACGTCCTGCATTGCTACTCTCTCTAGACGGCGCTACCAGTGAACGCCTGTGTCATCGTCATCGTTGCGCTTGTCGTCAATGGTCTTGATTACGGCAACGGGGCCAATGTGGTTTCCTATGTTGCATGTCGTTACGCCGTCTATGGACTCGTCATATCGACGGCCAACATCGCACAGAATTGGCAGATAGGGCGGCAGCTTCTGGAGCCTATCGATCAGTTCAGCGACAGTCATCCTTCCCCTCCCGTTGATTGAGCACCCGCATCGACCAATGCGAACACGATGCCACGGCAATACGGCTCGCCGTCTTCGGTGATCTCGAATGTGACGTGTGGGATGTTGGCCGTGAATGTCCAGGAATAGCCAGGCTCCGCGCACCACAGAGCCTGAATGAGCTTTGCGCTCGGCTTACGGACGAAATAATCGGCAAGCGCATCATCGTCATCGTCGATTGAATCCCGATCCGGCAAAAGCCCAGCACCATCCACATAGGCATCGCCGCCGTTGTAGCATCCGATTTCATCATGGATTGCGCCGCGAAACTCCATCAGGTCATCGCTGGCCCCGAACACGACCACCAGACCGTGGTTCTTCGCTTCGGCTTCGATCAATAACCCCGTTTTTGCCTCGATCTGTTTGATAAGGTCATAGCTGCGCACGAAGTTGTCGTATGTTGCGCCGGCCATCATTGCAGCTAATTCTTCTTTGGTCATGATATTTATCCTTGTTTGTCCGTTGATTGAGCACTAGGGGCGGGGACTCGCTTGCGGTATTCGTAGATGGCGACGTTAAGGCTGTTCCTCGCCTCGCTCATATCAATCACGGCATTGGTGTGTCGAATATCAGCGGCGGTTTCTTCTTCATCGGTTTCTGCATCAAGTCCTGAGTTGTAAGCCTCATCGGCGGCATTAACGGCAGCTTTAAATTCTTCGGCGCAATCGGCCATGTGATTTGCGTATTCGATTGCACTGCGCTTGACAAGTACAAACCCTTCCGGCACTTGCTGAGTGGCCAATTGCGCCTTGAGCGTAGCAACCTCTCGCTCCAGCTCGCGGCAGAGCGGTGCAATCTCTTGATGCACGGCCTCGTAGTATTTCGCCAACTCCTTTGGGCTTTCGCCTGGATATTCCGCCATTACTTTGACGATCACGGCCTCTGTTCGTGGCGTTGTCATTACTTACTCCCTTGATCTGCTGATGGTTGGGCGGCTGGCCTGTCCATAGCGTTAAGTCGTTCTGTCTCGGCGCGACCGGCAGGGGATGCCCACCATGCTTCTACCCAGCCGTTTGCCCATGAATAGTGCGGCGTCCCAAAGCGATACGGGTTCTTGCTTGCTTTTTCGCCGCGCTCGAATGCCCTGCGACCTTCGCCTTCGTAGTCGCGTTGCGTCATGCTGCCTCCCCATTCTTTGCGCTCCCTGCGATAATCCCAGCGCATCCGCAGTCAGCTATGATCGTGTAGCCAAAGTCTTCTGCAAGTCCGCTCAAGCTGAACATTTCATAGTGGTTCGGCATAACGCCGTCATCGTCATGCCAGCGGAATGGTTCGCGCCAAATGACTTTCTGGCCTGTGCCGAGGAAGGGGCGCAGGGCATCAGCTACGGATGCGGACAGCGATTTCTGAATCGGCGCGGCTTCCTGAGCGGGTGCGGTGGTGGCGGATTGCTCTGCAACCTGTAATGCCTTGACTAGCTTTGGGTGCAAGTCAATGGTGTCCGAGTCGGGGTCAACGATCTCGTTTTTGTCCCACATGATGACGTAGCACATGCCGCCGATCACGCGGCCCTGGTAACCAGGTGCGCGGTCGAGAGTTGCTTTTACTTTGTCGTAAAAGGCCCGGAGGTGCTCAGGGTCTTCCTCATCGAAAAACGTCGGTGCGTTCTCTTGATCTTCATCTGCTGGGTAGTATCCCCGGTCGAGGGTATTTAGCAGAGCCATCAGGTCGCCAGCGGCATCAATGTCCTGTTCGGATGGTTTTGCCATCTTCATGCTGCACCTCCTTCCTGCCCGCCTGCTTCCGGTGCGGTCTTGCCTGCAATAACCCGCTTGCGCATGGCGTAGATGACTTCATAGGCGCTGCCTTCGCCTGCCGTGTTCAAGGCGTCTAACACTTCCTCTAATGTTGATTCGATGATGGCGTTACGCTGTGCGGCTGGTTCCCATGACTCCAGCTTGCGCGCAATCTCGCCAAGAATGGTTCCTGCTGCCTCTGCAACTTGCTCATGCGAGCTGAATGGCATGGAGTAACCAACCAGCTTTGCCACGCGAGCAAGGCGCTTTGACAGGAATTCGGCGTCTGGTAGCTGTGCGGCTGGCTGGGTGATAACTGCGCGAGCTTCTTCGATTACACGATAGCGGCAGGCATAAGCATGCTGCCGGTGAAGTGGAGTGTTCGCACCGCAATTGCACGCTCCAACTGATGCCTTCGCCAATTCGCGCAGCAATCCCACGTTATGACTTGCTGATCCTACCGGCTCTTGCGGCTGTGCGGGTGCAGCGATGCCGAACTGCGCCAATAATGCTTCGCGCTGCTGCTGTGGCGTTCCATACGCCAGCATGACACTGGCACTCTCGGCATTTATCGGCTCTTGCTGTGCCGGTGCAGCGGAAGGTGCGGCATCACTTGTATTGATCGCCGCCGTAAATAAACGGCCTGCATCCATCGCTCGCTTGAGATAGGCTAGGCTGTTTCCCAAGTCCTGCCCCGCCGCATCGCTGCTGGCTTCCGCCTTGCCGGTTCCGTTGCAGGTTTCGCATCGTGCGCCTTCGTCATTCATGCCGCCCGGATGACCGCCCACGCCTTCACAGTCTCCGCATACGGTTGTCGCCTTGCTGCTGGTATCGCAGCGGCAGAGGGCAACAGTGTGCTTGGGGTGGGCGTGCTCGTGGCGACCCCAAACGAATGCCTCCTTCGCGTAAATTTCGTCTGGATGCAGGTAGCCAACCACTTCCACCTTGGCAGGCTGTACAGGCGCGGCATCGAGGGCGGCGAGTGCGTAATCATGCATTTGCTCTGCGGTGTATAGCGGTTCGCTGCCGTCGCTATAGCCGTTGTAGTTCGTGTAAGGCAGGGGTGGCAGCACTTGCTGTTTCAGTGTGTTGTCAGTCATGGCTGTCCCTCGATTTCAACATGGCATCGGCAATTTTGTATGCGCCATCAGTGATGTGGTGCGGGCCGCAACCTGGCAATAGGTCGGGCGTAGGATTCATGATGAATGCCTGCATCGCCTTGGCTGCGAAGTAATCACGAACAGTAAGCCCGCCGTGAACCATTGCCTCTGGCTCCCATTCCGTGCTGCCATCCATTTCTACGCGGACGCAACGCAGCTCTACAACTTGGCCAAATGCTGGCCCGCCTGTTTTCTCGTCCATATCACCCCTCCCTCTTATCCGACTGCACCGACTGCTGGCGAAGGGCGGCGATTGTCTTACCGCAGTGATGGCAAAAGTTCATACTATGTTCAGCAGGGGTGCCGCCCTCAGGGAAATGCCACGCCTGCCCGCAACCAGTTTGCCAGCAGTAGTCGTCACCATCGAAATGCCATTCGCAAGCCTCCGCATCCTTGCTGTCCTGCTGGGAGAGGGCGGCCTCCAGTTCCACAATACGCGCATCGGCTTCCGCCTTGAGTCGGCCCGGCGTTTTGCCGTTGACGTTTTGCAGCGTGACCAGCAGATTCAGGCCGTCCGGCGTGGTGAAGCCGATTTCCAGATAGTTCGCGCCGCCTTTCTCGCGGAACTGGTCGGCAAAAGCAGCCGCGAGAACTTGGCTTGCGCCGCCTTCTAAAGCCATGTTTATACCGCCATCTTTTATCGAAATTTCACGCAGCATAGTGGCAGCGCTAACCTTGTCGGCAAGCGCTTCCCGCAGCTTCGCGTTTTCTTCTTCCAGTTCGTTTATCCGCTCATCCTGTGCTGGCGTGGCGGCTGCTGCACCAAGTTTGAGGCGCGCTTCAATTTCTTCGCATGCGGTTTCCATGCCGCCACGGAACTGTGCGTCTTCAAGCAGGCTGGCAGCGGCACGAGTTCCCGCTATCGCTTGGCGCACGGCTTCCCACACCAATGCCTCGGCAAGCTCGATGCACTGGTCGCACGAAATATCCTCGTCGGTTTGCTGCGGCGTGGCGGCAGCAAGGTAGTCACGCAGGAACCTTGCGCTATCGCAGGTGGCGGTGGTTTCCGAGTAATGGCACACATCACATACCGACATTTCATTGTCGAATGCTTGCGCCAGATAGTTCAGCATGTCGCGGTCATTGCGAATGCCCAGCGGCGGAAGCAAGTCCACATCCTGCCCGCCTGCATTTGCAGCCGCACTGGCGGCAGTAGGGCCGTCATACAGCGCCACCATGCCATCATCACGTTCCTTGTGAAGCATCATTCCGACGCCGGCAACGAGAGGGCTTGCCAGCTTTTCCAGTTCTTTAGTGCGAACATAGGCAATAGGCTGCCCGCCTGCATTGGCGGCTGGCGTGACTGCGGATTGCAGAGCGGCGAACTGTTTGCGCAGGTTTTCACCAATGTCGATTGATTGACCAACATCGTCATACATGCAGCCATCCCAGCTTTCCGCAATTTCTTCCAGTGCTGCTTTGTCTTGTTCGGTATTCATCTCATCCCCAATTCTGGTAATCATTCCAGTCCTTATTAGCTGCGCAGTACAGCCAGCATCCAATCCAGCCGACCGCGAAGCCGATCAGCAGCCAGATCACTTCCTTCACGCTGCGCTCCGCACTTCAAAGCCCCATACTTCCGTTTGCTCGCCTGTTCTGGCATTGGCGAACGATGACAGCTTGGACCAGCCGGCCCGTTTAAGAACGCGCTTTTGCGGCTCATTTCCAGCAGCAACGGTGCAAGTGGCGAAGTCATAGCCAAGCTGTGCCAGTGTCGCGTTCTGGTGCTGCTTCAACTGGTGGCCAAAGCCATTGCCGCGAGATTCCGGGCGGACGAACAGCGAATGGCAGTGCGCTACCTGCGGCTGGCCGGGGATGCTGTCGATCTCGTAGGCTCCGAATGGGGTGGCGTAGCGGGTCATGGTTGCGCCTTTGCCATTTCATCGAACTTGGCCACAGCTTCTGCCGGCGCGTGATCATAGAGCCGGATTGTTACCGGACCTTCACGGAAATCCCCCTCCATGACGCCATGTAACGCCAAAATTTCCTTCCTACTCATGTTCCGCCACTTGGAGATCAGGTAGTCGCCGTACAGGATTCCCCGCGGCGCACCGCGCTGCATGCTGCCAACGGAAAACCCGCAGGATCTGGCAAAGTCTTCGGCGGCGTAGTTGGCGGCAAACGTGCCGGCATTATTGAAGGTGATCGTTCTCATGCTGCTTCCTTCATTTCCGGAATGTCAGCAATATCCAACTGGCCTTTTTCCGGAGCACCCTCGCCGCCGAGCGCTGCTACCAGGCTGTTAAGCAGACCGTCCAGTTCGCCGGCCATCAGGGCAAAGTCGCTGTCGAAACGCTCATCGTCGTCCTGAGAGCCGGTTCCGGCGTTTTCCTTCAATACATCCAGCGCCGCCACGCGCTTGATGGTCAGCGAATCGGTCAGCACGAAGGAAATGCGGTCGTTCCAGGTCAGTGCCAGCTTGGTGACGCGCTTGCCGCCCTTGATGTGGCGCCGGGTGTCATCAGCCTCCAGGGTGTGCCGCACATAGCGCACGGTCGCCTTGCTTTCGCCTGTGCTGCACAGTTCTGCGTCCTGATCGACGGTGAAGCCGGCCGGCGCCTCGTCCAGTTCCAGCCAATTGGTCATAGCTTCGCCGGGCGAGCGCACCACGCGCAAGGACGTTACCGGCAGGTTGGGAATGGAGCGCAGCAGCCACTTGAAGACATCATCGGTCTTGGTCGGGCTAGCGGAATCGACCACCAGCCAGCCGTGCACCGGGTCGATCCAGATATGGGTATTGCTGCTGACGGCGAAGGCGCGCGGCAGCAGTTCATCGGTGACTTGCTCCTTGACTTCCTTGCGCTGCTTCTTGCTGGGCTTGAAGCCCTGTTGTTCTTCGATTTCTGCCACCTTGGCCGCCGTCGCCTGGTTGATGACGGATGCCGGTAGTAGCTTTTTCTCGGTGCAGAAGCGCAGCAACATCTGGCGGTTGACCGTATGCACCAGACCGCCCTTGTCACGAACCGGCATCCAGCCGCGGCTTTGCATGTCGGCGCTGCCGCACGGCGCAAAGGCTTGCTTGGAAAGTAGTTCTTCCAGTTCCGCCGCAGCGATTGCCCATGCAGGCGACAAACGAAAGATTTGTAAATTCTTAAACCACATACATCCCCCTGGTTAATTTAATAATTCAAAGCTGTCGATGATGCGATCGATCATTTCAAAGCCCTGGGCGTCGCTCAGGTGCGGCCACAGGAACCGGGTTGCCCTAGTCGAGCGCAGGAACGTCTTTACCTTCTTGTGCACTTCGCCGAACTCGACGTCATCCAGCTTTTCATATGCGATCGACAACGGCATGGCGCACATGACGCCGTTCGGGCCTGGCACCAGCTTGCAGTAGCCGGCGCCGACTTCCGCCCACTTGCGCATGTCATCTGGATCCGCGAACTGCTCTTGCGACTTGAACAGGGCGCCGAGAATGGCGAAGTGAAATTTATGAAACTGTGGGCTGCGCGGCTCCCACCATTTCAAGACCAGCACCGCATCCGAGGTCAGCGATTGCATGCGCTTAACGAAACGGGCGTAGGCGCGCTGGTCCTTCTCGTTGGCGCCGTCGATCTTGCCGAGTTCGTTGCGAGTGATGGTCACTTGTGGCATATCAGGCTGCCTCTGCCATCCGATGCGCGGCCATCGCCTGTTCAATCCGCTTGATGAGCGCAACGCCGATTCCAGGGAACTGGTGCTCGTGGTAGAGAACGGCGCCGCGTTGCTTGTCTGCCGGCTCGAACCCGAGTTCGCGCAGGAAGTCGGCCGACAGGGCAAAACCCAGGCGCTCGGCGATTACGCCCAAGCGCAGGGTTGGCGGCGAAACGGGTGCAGCCGTCCCCATGGAAGGAAATGGCCAGGTTTCATCCGGC